ATTATTTATCATAGAATACGTATAACAATATTAGAATTTTTAAAATTATTATACCCAGATTATAAATGGCTACCATGGAAATTTGAATTTTTGGACAGGGAAAAACCCAACTCCGAAACATCTAAATGGGATGATTCAGACAATCGCATAAATTTAAGAGAACAATTAACGAAAGAGTTGGGTTATTCAAAACCAGAAGATTGGTATAATATTTCACTTAAATCCATGTCTGCGAATGTTAAAAATTATTGGAAAACTTCCCCATATAAACTTGTAAAAGATCTATTTCCAAATGAAGAATGGCCTTTATATGCTTGGTTGTATAAAACTACTCCAAGTGGATACTGGAAAAGTAAAAAACATAGGAAATTTTTCATGAATTGGCTAGGTAATAAATTAGGATATAAAAAACCTGAAGACTGGTATAAAATAAAGATAAGAGCTGATTTCATGAAATATGCTGGTGGTTTATTAAATCATAATTTTGTAAAAGATAATTCTTTTTTAAATATATTAAAAGAAGTATATCCAGATTATAAATGGCTCCCATGGAAATTTAGTATATGTCTTGTCGGGTGGGATGATAAAAAAAATCATAAATGGTTTTGTGAAGAATTGGGAAAAGAATTAGGTTATACTTGCATGGAAGATTGGTATAAATGCACTCAAAAAAATATTACAGATTCAGGAGGAGCAGGATTATTACAATTGCATTATAACCACTATACCTATTTAATAATGGAAAGTTTTCCAGATTATAAATGGCTACCCTGGAGATTTAATCTTACTCCTATAGGTTTTTGGAGGGATAAAAAAAATCATAAATGGTTTTGTGAAGAATTGGGAAAAGAATTAGGTTATACTTGCATGGAAGATTGGTATGGTATATCTTTCGACGATTTTTGTGTAAATTATTATACTGCTGGTCGTACTCTAGTAGATACAGAATATTATCCTAAAAATAAAAATATTAAAAATATATTAATAGAATGTTTTCCAGATTATAAATGGGATATGTCAAAATTTTATAGATGGAAAGGTGAAGGAAAATTATATAAAATATTATGCGAATTATATGGAAAAGATAATGTAATAGAACAATATAAGGTAGATTGGTGTAAAAATCCACACACAAAAAGACATTTACCATATGATTTTTATATAATATCACTTAAAATAATTGTTTCGTTAGATGGAGAACAACACGTCAAATTTACTCCTTGGTTTCACAGAGATGATATTAAAAATTTTGAAAAACAACAGGATATAGATATTTTTAAAATAAATTGTGCTCTGAAAAATAATACTTCGATGGTACGAATATTAGGTCCAGATTTCACTAATAATAAAGTTGGGAAAAATGAAATAAAAAATATAATTGAAACCTTACAAAAAGAAGAAGAACCCAACATTAAATTATTAGGAGATTGGGGAGATAAAATATTTTGGGAATTTGAATAAATTTATAATAAACATTTTTTATTATAAATTATGAACTAGGAAGAGGAGCAAGACAAAGTTTAATAGAACCCAAACTAGCTACAGCATATTTTACAACCAATGGTAAATCATTTTCCAAATATACCTCAATAGAAGAACATAAATTAGTACATTTGATAAAATATGAAAGATTTTTTAAACTAAATTCACCTTGAATAACAGCAGAAGAATCAGGCTTTTGAAAGAATTCCATATTACCATTACATTCACTACGGGTAATTTTGGCAGAAGCCCAAGCACCCTTGCATTCAAAAATTAATTCATCCCCAACCGATTTAATTTCCAAACGTTCCGATATATTAGATAAATCACGAATAATTTTTTGAAAATCACTAGATGGAAGAGTAATAATAGAAGAGAATTTAACATCTGGAAGCTCTAATTCTTCTTCATCAGGTTCAATTAATTTAAGTTTTTGTTCCTTGACTTGTCTAACATCACCATTTTCAAATTTAAGACCAAGATTATCAACAATACCATCAGAATATTCATTTTCATCAATATAAATAGTAAGAGTATCATCATTATCAATAGAATTAATTAATTTAAATAAATGAAACATATTAACACCAATAATAATTTTATCATATTTACAATAGTATTCTTCAAATTTACTAGCATCTAAAAATAAATGAGCTAATATAGTGTGAGATTTATCCATATTAATAATACGAATACCATCTTTTCTAAAAGTAATATTAGTTTCAAGTAAAATATCTTTTAAAGCGGTCATTAGTGTTCTGAAGGGAGCAATTTGAACAGTTTTTATTTCTAATACTTTACCGTGGTGTTCGTTGGCTAATGAAGTCATATAGTATTAAAAGCAATTAAATCTTTAAATAGTAATAAAAAAAACTTAAATGTATAATAACAATTAAATTAAAATGACAGATAAAATAATAGATACAATAAAAAAATTAAAAGAAAATTTATCAGACGTAGAAGAGTATGGTTTAGAAAAGGAAATATGTAAATTTATAAACACAGAATTAAAAAATCATATGACAAAATGGCGAAAAAAAATATTAGATACAAATATATTGAATGGTAAAATGCAAACAATAGTTGATAATTTTTTTGCATATTCAGATAATAATGATTTTTATTGTATAAAAGGAGATAATAATAGAAAATTATTCATAAAATATAATAATAATGATTACAGTATAGTAAATGAAGATGATATATGGAGATATATAAGAAATAAAATTCAACTAACAGATAAAACATTAATAGAGCACAAATATGATATAACAACAAAAATAATGAAAGAAATAAAACAAAATAATTTATTATTAAATACAATACCAGAAACAGAAACAATACAACGATTAATATGTTTTTTTTATCCAATGTTTTTTAAAACAAAAGAAGAAGTGAAATATATGTTTGCCGTATTAGGAGATAATATATTGAAAAAAAATAAAAAAAATATATATTACGTTAGTGAACAATCAAGAGAATTTTTTACTCAAATAAAAATATATTATGAAAATTATTTTGGAAAATCAGAAATATGTAGTGATATAAAATTTAAATATAGAGGTCACAATTATGATGATAGTAGAATAATACGATTCAGACAATCAATTAATAATGTAGCATATTGGAATACATTTATACAAGATAATTTATTTAATTTAATAGTAGTGTCGTGTCATTATTCAACAAGATATGGGTCATCAGAAAAATATATAGAAAAACAATCACAAGATATAAAAGATATAGCATTACAATTAAAAGGTAAAGAAAAAAAAGAAATAATATACGGATTTATAAAAAAAATGTTTGACAAATACATATCACCAACTAGTGGTCAACAATTATCAATGAATGATATATATTTTTTATGGAAAATATATTGTGATAGCATAAATATACCATTAATAATGAATAAAAAGGAATTTGAAACATTAATAAATTATGAAACGGTGAAATATATGGTAAGTCCATATCTAGCACCATCAAGAGCATTTAAAATATTTTGGAATTGTACGATAGAATATTCAATATCAATAGATAATGAATATGAAATAAGCGAATTAAATGAACTATTTATATCTTGGTTAAATAAATCATCAGAATTAAATCAAATAAATAGATATGTTATAAAAGAATATCAATTAAAAGAAATAATAAGATATTTTTTTCCAAAAGCAGTGATAACTAATAATAAAATAGTAAAAAATATAAATTGCAATCTATGGTTAAAAATTAATGATATAAAAGAATCATTACAATTATTCAAAAATAATCCACCAAATAAAGATATAAGATTATTAGATGCTTATAAAGCATATTGTTCATATTCAGTAACAAATAATAAAATAAATATAGTTAGTAAAAAATATTTTGAAAAATATATAGATAAATTGATACCAGATGAATATTTACAACATAATGTTATATCAAAAGAATATTGGAAATAATAATATTATAACTATTATATTATTATTTAACGGCTACTGGAACGTCTACGTTTTTTGCTTTTTTTTCTTCTTCTTCTTCTCTTTTTTTTAGTAGAAGAACTTTTGGAACCAATTTTGACAGCACCAAATTTACCTTTTTTATAAGTCCAACCTGCTTTTCTTAATCTTTTTAATCCTTCTCTTTTCATTCTCATACTTTTTCTTTTACTAACAATACGTCCTTTACGTTTTACTAAATCACTTTTTTTCAAACCATCTTTACCGTAATTAGTAGCATATGCGGTTTCATTCCAAACTTCACGTCTACTACCAACTCTTTTTTTGAAAGATTTACCTTTGATGGAAACTCGTCCGCCAGCTTGTGCATAACTATTTTTAGTCATTATATATTTGATATAGAAAAAAATATATAAACGCAATTTATTTATTTACTAAATTAACGAAACCAAGGTTTTCTACGTTTGGATTTATTCTTTTTTTTAACTTTTTTATTTACTTTTTTATTTTTTTTAACTTTTTTATTAGTTTTATTCTTCTTATTTTTTGTTTTAGACTTTTTTTTAGATTTTTTTTTAGATTTACTGACTACTTTTGTAGATTTTTGTTTTTCCTTAGCAGGTTCATATCTTAAAAAATACCATTCCCAATCTTTTGAACCCCTCTTATCTTTTAATTCTTCGTATTTTTTTGTTTTTTCAGAACGAATATCTTCTTTAGTATGTTGTGTTCCATAACATTTCATACTAAATCTTTTTAATAATCCTTTTTGTTCTAATCTGTTTTTTTCCTGAACTCTATATAAAAATTCACTCATACAAGTAATTCTTTCATTATTATAATAAGGTCTTTCGCTATACAAAAATGCTAAATAAAAACTTAACATAGTATCTAATGTAGCAATACGTATATTACCTAATTTACCAGGAATTACATTATAACTATGACAAGCTAACGGTTCATATATGAAACAACAAGATTCAGGACCAACTCTAATTTCATAATGCGGTGCAACTACTTCACCAATTCCTTCGTGTAATATAATTTTTATATTTTTAACTCCTATACTTTCTAATCTTTCTTTAATAATTAAAGCAGAACCGTTTGGGTCTTCTGATAAAACATCAAAATCCGGAATTTTTGGTATATCTTGATTTTTAAAATTTTTAGTTGTTTTTAAATATAATCTATTAGCAAATGCACCGAAAAATACACAACCTTGTTTTATAAGAGATTCTCTTACTATAGTAAATATTCTTTCTTCTATTGTATTTATAAAATCATCTTCATCCAATAATCCAGGAGTATCATCTTTCGTTTTTTTTCTACCACCTGTTAAAATGTCTTTTTTAATACCATATTGAAATAATCTCTGTATTTCGTCTACATTACAATTTTTACCTCTTAATGGATAATGTTTATTAAACAATGATAATCTTTTTAAAACTTTTGGCCATCTACTTACATCTCCATGTGGTCTAGATAATTCCAAATACATAGACATTCTTAAATAATTAATTGAACAATAATATATTCCTTTTCTTGTTTGTGAATCTTTTTTTATTTTATTATATAAATTTTTTGGCAAATATGTAATATCTGCTACTGGAATAAAGTTAACAAATACTTTAAATGTTCCTGCGTGCATACCCGATTGAGCAACAACTTCAGTATATCCTTTTTCATAATATATATCTGCTAATTCCTTTGCGTGTTCTAAAGGTTTGTCAGAATAAAAATCATAATCAGGCAATTCAACATCTTTATTATAAAATTGATCATTAATAGGTAATAAATTATTTATAGCAGTACCACCATAACATATACATTGTGTTTTTCTTAAAAAATTTTCCACTATATCTATAATATCTTTAATAGAATCGTCCATCATTGCTTTTCTACCTTGTTCGTCTTGTATTTTATCTACCGCATCACGCAATATATCTAATTCTATTTCTTCAAATTCTTCCAATGATAATTTTCTTTTTGGCATAATATATAATATATTAATATTAAATATTATTATCTTCCAGCTCCTCTAATTTTTTGTTTATTGCCTAATGCATCAGTATGTTCTGTATCAGCAGTTAATTTTTCTTTTGGTAAAGTTCTAGGTTGAATATCTTTACTTACAACGTCTGGTTGTTTCAACATTGTTATAGGTTTTGGTTTAAAAGCCCCTCCACCTGCAAAATAATCAATATATCCCGGATGTGCCTCACTTCCTATTATTTTTTGAACATAATTTTGATTTTGATCGCAAATAATAGTTCTATATCTTACCATTGCTACTTGAACACCTTTTGTGTGCATGGTATCCCAAGCTTGTTTTAATGAATCATTTGATGTATATTCTGGATATCCTACAATTAAACGATTATGGGCTTCTGTTATTAATTCCTTCCTATCAGCATCTAATATTTCTTGATGTGTATATGTTTTTAAATACTGACCTCCTGCTACCATATTAATTAAATCATAACAACCCTTTGCTTCAGGTTGTTCATATAATTTACAATGATCTTCTACACATATTATTGCTTTCCGTTTTAATGCATATAAAGGTAACTTTATTATAGATCTATTATTCGTTCCTGATATCAATTTACCATCACGTCCATAATTTTTAGGTAATAAATATTGACCCAATATATTTTTAATTGCAGTTTCTAATGCAATATATATTTTTGAATCAAATGATTTAATTCTAAAAAGTATAAATAATGGTTCATTTTTATTACCCGATTGACTAAATCCTGCTGATTTTACCACTTCTAATGCTTCTTTAATAGGTATAAAAGGAAACTTAGGGTGATCCGTTATACCATATGTTCCATTATCTTTTAATGGGTTTAGTAAATGTTCATTTCCAGAGTGTGTAGGACATTTTGTATACTGATATCTCACACCACCTATTCCAACAACGATATTACCTTTTATACTATAAATTTCAAAATCTATAAATCTAAATCCAGTTAATAATACATTAGTTAATTCTTGTTTTGATACAACGGTTGATGAACAAGAACTAGGGGTATTTGTTTTTGCACAGGAATTAAAACTACCCATTATCTGATAATTAACAATGGACTGACAAGTATCCCAACTGCATTCATATGTTGGAGACAACATATATTCACCGTTAAATACACGACAGGAAGCATCATTGCAAATTCTTCTTGCTTTTCGATTTCCATCGTTTCTTTTCCTTTTTGCGCGAGATGAATATGGGTTATTTTTTTTACCACCGGTTAGTCTTGTACTCCTTTTTCCCCCCGTCTTCCTACCATCACCATCATCATCACCATCCTTTTTCTTTTTTTTGCCTCTTTTTCCTGTTGCACCTTCTATTATTGTATTACTAAATCCTTCACGTACATCATTTGAATATGTAATTCTGTTCTGATTATCTGTTATTATATTTTTTTGAACCTCTGTAAGATCAAATATTGCACTATCATGATTATTAGTCGCTGTTGCGACTACCACAATAAGTAAAATACCACCTACAATTGAAATTAATACACTGATCCAAAACGTTAATGGATTTTTGTGCATTTTATCATAAACTCCTTTTGGAAGCCAACCTTTTTTTGCACCTGTTGATGCAGCTGCATTGAGTGTTGAGTTTGTTGATGTCATAATAATATATATATATAAATTAATATATAAAATTTTAATATATATTTAATTTATTAGAATGACAGGAGGATTGATGAATTTAGTTGGTATTGGAAATGAAAATATTATAATAAATGGAAATCCAAAGAAAACATATTTTAAAGCTACATATAATAAACATACTAATTTTGGTTTACAAAGATTTAGAATTGATTTTGAAGGAGCCAGGGTTCTAAATTTTACTACACCAACAGTATTAGAATTTAAAATTCCTCGTTATGCTGAATTGTTACATGATACATATATATGTGTAACATTACCTCATATATATAGTCCTATAGTTTATGATGGTACGGCAGAATTAGGTAGAAATTTAATACCATATGAATTTAGATGGATAGAAGATTTAGGTGCTCATATGATAACTGAAATAGAAATAAAAAGCGGAGGAACAACATTAGCACAATACTCTGGTGAATATTTATCTTGTATAAAAGAAAGAGATTTTTCAAATGCAAAAAAAGATCTATGGAATAAAATGACTGGTAATGTTCCAGAATTGAATGATCCAGCAAATGCAAATGGTAATGTAAATGTATATCCAAATTCAATGTTTATAGATGAATCTGGAGTAGAACCAAGTATAAGAAGTAGAAAAATATATATTCCTATAGAAGCATTTTTTTGTGATTCAAGTAAATTAGCATTGCCGTTAGTAGCATTACAATATCAAGAAATATCAATAAAAGTTACATTTAGACCAACATATCAATTATATAGTATTAATAATATTAATGATGTTATAACTGATACTTGTATTAGTTATAGAATATCACCAAATCCAAATGAAATAAATAATCAATTATGGAGATTTTTACAACCACCTCAAGATGTTGCTGCATCAGAATCGTTTTATAATCAAACAAGAAATGATTGGAATAGTGATGTTCATTTAATAGGAACATATATATTTTTAGGTAACGATGAAAGAAGACAATTTGCAGCACAACCTCATAAAATATTAATAAAACAAGTAAAAGAAACAGATTATTTAGGTATGTCAGGTTCTAAAATAGTAGAAGTAGAAAGTCGTGATTTAATTAGTAACTATATGTTTAGATTAAGACGTAGTGATGCGTTAATGAGAAATGAATGGTCAAATTATACAAATTGGGCGTATAATGGAGTTTTACCACAAGCTTTAACAGAAGAGTTACCATTATTAGATAATAATGAAATACCTAACCCTAATAATTTTCATATAACAGGAAAAATTGGAGAATATGCTTATAATCAAAAAGATATATTAGTTAATTTAGGATTAGTTATGGGAGGAGTTTATAGAGAAAATGTATTAGATTCTGGTATATATAATTATGTTGAAAAATATATGAGAACAACTGGTAACGCAAAAGATGGATTATATTGTTATAACTTTTGCTTAAATAGCAATAAAAGATTGTATCAACCTTCTGGTGCTATGAATGTTAATCGTTTTGCTCAAATTAGTTTAGAATTTAATACTGTAGAACCTCCTTTTAATCCTGAAGGTGCTTTGGTTGAATATGTTTGTGACACAGAATCTAATCCTATTGGTTTTAGAAAAAATACTGGAAACTTAAATACATTTAATTATGATTTACGTGTATTTGAAGAACGATTTAATGTAGTATTAATTAAAAGCGGTAGAATAGGATTAATGATGGCTAGATAAATATCTATTAAATATATGAATGCTGAAACAAAGGTATTTGAAATACCAGAAATGCGTAGATATATATTAAGTTATTATTTGGAAAAAAGTATTCCACCACCCAAAATAAAATTAAAAGAAAAAATAAAATTAAAATTAAAATCTTGTGGAAAATCCTTAAAAAGACACGGTGAATGTTTATGTTGTTGTCTTAATATTACTGGTTGTTGTTTTTTTATTATTATTAGACATTTTAATATTAGATTTCCAGGCAATTAAATAAAGTATTACTTTTGATTGATATGATTTAATCATTTAATATATAAATGATTAAATTTTTAATTACTTTACTTATGCTTTAAAATCCCATATTGCATCGTAATTAATAGGACCATACGATGGATTAGGGTTTAATGGTTTATAATCTGTTCTATATGCTGTTTTTGAACCACCTAATCTATTATCTTTTGCTCCAAACATATTTGTAGTATCTTTTGTTGCAAATAGTCTTGATTTACTATATTCTTTTGTTTCTTTAGTTCTAGTATAATTATTTCTCATTGAATGTAAATCTCTACCCGATTCATCTACTTCTACCAATACTCTATTGCATTTAGATACACAATGTGCTTCTGTATCTCTACAACCATCCCGTTTCCAATTATATGGATTGTTATCATTACTTTGGTCATAATTTACATAATCTTTATCTGACCTATCTTTACACGTATGTGCACATTTTCTATAAAATTTATCTTCTCCACCTACAACCATTCTTATAATATCTTTTTCACAAAATTCATTTAGTGTTCTAGGTTTCATACAATTTTTTGGACAAGTAATATTATCTGGTATTTCTGCGGTTTCTATTGCACTTTTTTCAATATTAACGTCCGTCTCTGTTGGTGGTTTTTCACTATCTTCTGGTTTTGGCAAAGGCACTGGTGCGGCAGCTTCTGGTATTGGATCACTTGAACCCTGACTTATCGGTTCTGGATCTACTACTACAAAAGATGGTTGTTTTATAGCACTATATGCTGTTTCTAAAATATTTGATAATTCTCTTTGTGTTCCCAATTCTTTCTGTATCTCACTATTTTTTTTTTTACGGGCTCTTCTCCCTCTACCTGCTGAATTTTTACCCGGTTTATCATTATTTTCACCCGAATAATATTTATCTTTTTTTAAAGTATTCGCAGTAAATTTTGGTGCGTATTTATCTGCTAATTCTGTAGGTTTCATACCTCCTATAATATCAATATGCATACGATACCAATCCAAGGGCATCAAATATCTAAATCCACCCCATTGTGATAATACACAAGTAGAACAATTAATAGCTTCTTGTTTTTTCATTGCGTCACCACCCTGATTTAGTTCTATATCTTTAATTTTTTTGAAATATGTTAATATTGCATTTTTTTGTTTTGCTACTGCTACAGGGTCTTCCATATTTGATACGCCCTCTCTAAAATTCATAAATCCTTCTTTCTTTTTCATTTTTTCACATTTTGGTATAAATTTAATATAATCAATATTTCTTCTTCCACGACCAATACCGTCGGCTAATTTATTAAAATTATTATAATTATTACCAACTACTTTTAATTTTCCTGATGATACACCTTCTCCTTTAATATCGTGTACTAATTTTTCATTTACATATATTTTTACATCTAATGCTTTAATTGCTCCTAATAATTGTTTTCCTTCACGCACTGAATATTTTATAACATATGGACCCTGTTCTAACATACGTTTATATCTTTTACCTGAATTACCTATAAATATAGCACCATCTGCTGTATATCCATCTCTATATACACCTGTTGTCATACCTCTGTTATTTGCGTCTGTAGATATTCCCCAATTGCCTTGTACTGTGTTATGTAATAATTGTCCTGATGGTATACCCATTTCTATATCGTAATTATTCATATCTGGTAATGTTATTGTATTAAATTCATTACTATTAAATAACTTTTCTCTAGAACCTGTAAAAGATTGTTTTAAAGGAGGAAAAACTCCAGTATTCCACCATATAACTATATCTTGCCAAAAATGAGATAATGAAAATATAATTAATATTATTACTACTAATTTCCAAGCTTTTTGTGCAATTTTTATTACATTTGTTATTAATTTTATGAAAATACCCATAAATTCATTTATTATTTCACCAATCATATATATATTTATTAAATATTATATATGACAAAAAAATTATATATATTAATTACTATTACAAGAATTACAATTGCTAACTGATACATATCCTAACCCTTCTATTTTTGGAACAGCCCCATTAAATCCTTCTTGCATATTATGATATTTTTCTTTTTCATGTGGCATTCTTTTATCGCATTTTTTACCATCTGTAGCTAAACCTTCTAATATTCTATTCTTTTTTAGGAATATATATGAATCTGTTGTAAAATGTAAAGCTACCCACAATATTAATAATGGTGTTATAAATTTAAATATTGTTGGTATTGTATTTAATGTTGATTTAAACATAAATTTAAATGGTTTTAACATTTCATTAATCATATATATATTTAGTTAGTATTATATTCCATTCCCTAAATAAATTACAATAATTAAATATCTTATTAAATTATATATGTCAAATGATACATTAAAAAAAGCAGTTGCTAAAATTACAAAAAATGAAAAAAAAATTTATCAAGATTTAAAGAAAAAACATTTGAAAAAAGATAAAAAAGATAAAAAAGATAAAAAAGAGGAAGAAGAGGAAGAAGAATTTGATAATATACAAGAAGGTTTTAAACCACGTCGTAAGGGGAGGAGGAAAAAAAAAGGTGTATTAAGAAAAATTAAAGATGATATTGTTGATCTTTTTGCTGGTAAAAAGAAAGGTAAAGGACCTAAACAAGATTATGATATACCCGGGTTAATTAAAGGAGTTGTATTAATCTTATTTTTACCTACTGTTTTAATTAAAATTAGTTCTGGTATTTTACAATATCTTAAATGTTATAAACCTGATAAAATTGTTCCCGGAACTAACATAAAAATAGCACCTTATACCGCTAGAGGTTCTGAGAAAAATGCTGGATTTTTATCATTAAAAAATCACGGATTTCCATATAATTTAAAAGGTGGTGATGCTAGTCCATTTGGTATTATTAGAGAATTGACAAAACATACTTGGGTAGGTTTTAGAAAAATATTAGATAAAATTATTTCTATTTGGTCTGGATTTGGTTATTATAAAAAATTATTAGATCCAAAAAAACCTTATGATAGAAAAATATTAGGTCCTATAGGCTTAATAAAAGAAGCAATACCTGCGTTATTATTCTTATTAGTAATAATACCTGCTGTTGCTTTAATTATCATTCTATTCACTTCTTTAGGACCAGGTGCATTTTTAGCAACTTTATATGGGGTCGTTATGTACATTATCCATATGATGAAAGCACCTTTTAATTTGCCTATCATTACTTTCTTAAAAGGTATGGGTATGGATATGAGACATTTACAACCTAGTCGTGCACAATGGGCTGTTAATATGACATATGGACCTTTCCCTATTATTAAACAATTAATTGGTTGGATTATATTAATAATAGGTGTAATATTTTACAGTTCATTTTTATTTTCTCTACAAGGAATCTTAATACCTATTTATATCGCCTATTTCTTATTAATTAGGCCTATGATGGACAAAAATATGAAAGATGTTGCAAATAGTTGGTCCAATTATTTCCAAAAAAGATATCACGTTATATTAACTTTAATTACTGCTGGATTATTAGGTGCATTAGTTGTTGATAAAGCACCCGGCGCGGGTAATTATGTCGCAAAAGCATTCAATTTTGCTAAAAAAGGTGCTAAAAAAGGGGCAGATAGTTATAATATGAAAACTGAGGTCGGTAAAAAGTTAAAGAAAGGTGTTAAAGGTTATAAAGCAAAAACTGGTGTCGGAAAAGTTCTTATTGGTGATAATGATTTAAAAGGCAGTGCTATAGTCGGTGGGGCACCTTTTTGGATTTTCGGCGGTTTTACATTATTGATGTGGCTTTTTGGTATAGGAGGATATAAGAAAAGAGTCACTGCATTAAATCCTCCAGATATTCCTAGAGATATGAATGATACTTGTCCAAAAATTCTTGTGCAAAATTCTTTATCTGGAATGGTTATTGATGCTTTAGCTGGTTTAATAAAAGGACCTATGGGTCAAATATATGAATTATGGAAAACTAATATGGCTACTTGGGAAGCTATTGGTAATGAATTGCCTCCTAATAAAAACTAAACTATAATTATATTTACAAATTTAAAGATATAATTATAATAAATTATATATGGCAAAGAAAAGTAAAAGAAAAAATAAAAAAGTTAGCGCTTTAGGTAAACCTACTGTAAGTGTATGCACTCCAACATACAATAGAAGATTATTTATACCACAATTAATACGATGCTTTAAATCTCAAACCTACCCTAAAGAATTGATAGAATGGATTGTTATTGATGATGGTGATGATACAGTTGAAGATTTATTTAAAAATATTGAATGTGTTAAATATTTCAAATATGATACCAAAATGAAATTAGGTAAAAAAAGAAATGTTATGCACGAAAAAGCCACCGGTGATATTATTGTTTATATGGATGATGACGATTTTTATCCTCCTGAACGTATCAATCACGCAGTTGATAGACTTAGATCTCAGCCTAATGCATTATGCGCTGGTAGTAGTATTGTCTATATTTATTTTAACGATATAGATAAAATATTTCAATTTGGACCATATCATTCTAATCACGCTACTGCTGGAACATTTGCTTTTCGTAAAGAACTATTAAATATTAGTAGTTATGATGATAACGCTGAACTAGCCGAAGAAAAACATTTTCTCAAAGATTATACTATTCCATTTGTTCAATTAGATCCTAGAAAAACTATTTTAGTATTTGCTCATCAATATAATACATTCGATAAAAGAAAATTATTAGTCAATCCTAATCCTAATTTCGTGCGTCAGTTATCTATTAATCCCGCGTATTTTATAAAAGATAAAGAAGCATTAAAATTTTATATTTCTGTTTAATTTTTAATATATATAATATTTATAATGAAAATTGTCAAAAAAATGTCTAACTTATTTGTTTCTACTTTAAAAAAAATCCAAAAATGTAATCCTATTATTCAAGTAGTAATTTATGCTGTTATGTTTATGGGCGTAAAATTAGTATTAGATACTTTAATGGGTGGTAATATATTTAGCGAAGGATTTACTGGTCAAGGTAAAGAAATGGTTCTATTCCATATGAATGGTTGTGGTCATTGTAAAAAAATGATGCCTGAATGGGATAAATTTCAACAAAATGCACCACAAGGTGTTACAGTAAGTAAAGTTGAACAAGCTGAAAAACCTGATTTAATGCAAAAATTAGGAATACAAGGATTCCCAACTATTAAACTTTTTAATAACGGAAAACCTGTAAAAGATTATAATGGTCAAAGAACTGCCGAAGCATTTGCTTCATTTGCTCAAAGCGCTTAATTATTTATAACATAATCATATTTATATGTTATAAATTATAATTTTTTTGTTACATAACTTTTTACCTCTCTAAAAAAATAGAGATTGATTTCAAAAAGGGAGAGAAAAGTAATGATGTGTCTATCCTAAAATCATCCAAAAATTTAACGACGTCTTCTTTTTCTAGATTTTCTACGCGATTTTCTTCTTTTACGTCTTGATTTTCTTCTTTTACGTCTTGATTTTCTTCTTTTACGTCTTGATTTTCTTCCTCCTTTCCTTTTCCTTCGTCTTCTTTTTTTCTTTGTTTTACCTCCGCTTAATTTTGAGACACCTACCGGTATTACCGTTCCATCCACTGTTGTTTTATATTGATCTTTGAATTCAGGATACCCCGGCATAACATCTGTATAGGAAAAGTTGTTCGTAGGGTTGGCAGTTTTTGCGTTTAACAAGCGTTTATAATATTGTTTAGCCCGGCGTTTAGCAAAATCCCTCATCTCTGTATTAATATATTCGAGGCGCACCTTCTTCATATCATCCATTACAACTTTAATTGCATCCTCATATTTTAATTTAAATTTCTCCGATTTTGCGTGATCAGTAGAGGAATAAGCTTTCCATGCTTTCGCCTTGGCCACGCTTTTTGGTTTTCCATCGTAAGCTTTTAATGCTGCTTTCTTTATTTCATGATTTTTCAATCGTTGCTTTTCTTCCTGGAGTTTTTTTACCAGCCCAGTATCCTTTATGTCCTGGGGCCCACCGAGGAACTCTTTCCCGTCTGCATTCGTCAATTTCTTGCGCAAATCGATCAAGCCTTCGGACCCGGTGTCTTTCATTCGCCACCTAGCATAATACCTACTATTTTCATTTTTTTCCATATTCGACGTCCATGGGTAACCTCCCGCACTATAGGTATAAAAAGTTTCTTTTGGCATTATATCCGTATATTTTTTTAACATTTCCTTCATTTCTCCGGCCCATTTCGCCGTTTCACACGTTATATTACCTGTGGCACAATTCGTTGGTGGTTTATTTAAAACAGCTTTAGTTCCTTGAACTGACAAATTAGAAGTAGTTGCCATATAATATATAATTAGATAATTAATATATTATACTAAATATTAACGACGGCGCCTTCTTCTACGCGATTTTCTTCTTCTACGCGATTTTCTTCTTTTCCTGCGCGATTTTCTTCTTTTCCTGCGCGATTTTCTTTTACCACCTTCAAAATTTTCGATTTGCGTTATACTTCTAGGACTATCTGGATCAAACAAACGTCTGTTAATTCCTGGTAAAAGCATATGTCTCCTTTGTATTAATGATAATTCGTCTGGATCCATAATATCTAACGCAGGATTCCCCTGTCTCCTTATTAGTATTCTACGTCGAAATGCCGGTGGGTTGTTGTTATTATTATTATTATTATTATTTGGATCGTTATTATCAGTGGTTACCGTTCTTCTTCGCACGTTTCTTGATGGAGTTTCAAAACCCCTCCTTCTTTTTCTTCCACTTCCACCTCCTCTTTTTTTTCTAGTATATGGCATATATATATTCATAATATTATATAGTATCACCTATTAAATAATTAATAAAACGATATAATCTAGATATATCTAATTTGTTGATTTCATAATTTTCATTATCAAATATTTCATATATTTCCTCAATAGTATGCCTTTTTTTTAAAAATAAAAAAAATGAAAATAAATCTTTTTTATCCATATTCAATTGTTTACATAAATTTTGAATAAATAAACCATTATTATATTCTGTTGAATATTTGGTTAATACCTTGGTAAAACGTATTTCATTTGGTATTTTAAATTTTTTAAAATTATTGTGAAATATACTATTATTGTAAAATGTTTTGATTAATGAACTCATTTCATTAAAAACCCAAATTTGTTTTTGAAAGGTGATTCTATCAATATAATCAGAAAAACAAATATTATTTAAAATTTCATTATAAATAGGAATGGTTTTATCTTTGGGAAACTGTTCAAATATATCAATAATATTTTCGTGATATAATAAAGCAACACTAGTTCTATCAGTTTCGTTCATTAATACATTATGTTCATCTATACTGTAATTATTATTTAATAATTTTCTAGTTATTTCTTTAGTATCTTCATTATAATTTTTTTTCTTAAACATATTTTGTATTAATTGTGTTTTTAGTATATTATTTTGAGTATTATAAATGTCATATGTTGATTTAATTTTACGCAAATCACCTTGTATATAATTTACAATATTTTTCATTAATTGATTATCTAATGTAGGCATTAACATTTTAGATATTTTCATTATTTGTTCATTGGTAGGTTTTTCTAATTCATATGAAATACATATTTTCATCATTTCTTTAATTTTTTTATCAATATGATAATTGCCGATACAAATAATAGGTATCATAGTAATTTGTTCTTTTTTTTGTTTTTTTGTTTTTTTTGGTCTTATTAATTTAATTAAAGAATTAATACCACCTTTATCGCCACTATTCATACCATCAATTTCATCCATAATGATAGCAATTTTTTTCTTTTTTTCTTTTTTATTAAATAAACTTATAATATTTTTATCAGACATATTATGTTTTGTAATATTTTCGATAACAGATTTATTACGTATATCACCGGCATCAAAAACAATAGTATCATAATTTAATTTTTTTAAAATTTCTTTACAAAAATAACTTTTACCAGAACCCGGAGAACCATAAATATAAATACCTCTTTTAGTTAATAAATTTTTTTTATTAGCTTCAAAATTATTTAATACTTCAATGAAATTATGTTCAATACTAGTTCTGTTTAATAAAACATTCATATTAAGTTCATCCATAATAATTAAATAATTTTTTATTTTTAACTTAATTTCCCTTGAAATATTAATTATTTCCATAATAATAAATAGTATTTTTAATTTTTATACATTTTTTTCTTTGAAATTCTTTAAGAGTTCGTAAACATTTTAATTTTTTATTTTCAATACAATATTCAGTTATATAACAAGCATATGTTTTGTAATATTTTTTTTTATAAGTAAATTTTTTAAGTTTATGCCATCTATTATGATGTTGTTTTAATAACAAATAGAATATATAATCGTAATCTTTTTTAAGTATATATCGTATATATGTATCAAATTTAAATTTTTTATGTAGTCCTAAATGATTACCCCATACCGTTTTTTTTAAATAGGATTGTCTATCAATAAAAAATGTATTATAATATTTTTTTGTAATTAACGCTTTTGTATGATTTGGTATATATTCAAAAATAATATTTTTTAATTCTTTTGGTATATATTGAAATAAATTATAATTAATCATACAAATTAATAATAATTTAAAATAGAAAATTAAATGTAATATACTTATTAAGCAATTCTAACGTTGGTTACACCATCCCAAGTAACACCACACGCTTCAGCCCATTTTCTTTTGTTTTTTAATTGTTGTGTTTCCCATCCTTTATAAGCTTCATTCGTCAAATCAAGTTTATTACAAGGCATTTCCGGTTCACCACCACTAGAAGAGGCTGATATCATTCCGGGAAATTTAACTTCGCATTTTGGTCCATTTTCACTTTTTAAATCATAATAATCAGGACATGTAGGATACATAGGAGGAAACTGTTGATTTTCTTTAGCTAATAATAACATTAAAGATACTAATGCCATAAAAGCTATAAATACTATAGTTGCTATCCTAACAACATTATTTTGAAACGCTGCCATTATATTAATTATTAATATTATTTTTTTTTATATATAATATTTATAATATGAATAATGGTAGAATAAATATAATGGGTCCAAATACAGGTGATTTATTTCAATTGTATGATAAAGTGCCAATAAATGATGAATTTACAGATCATAAGGATGCTTTAGTAGGTAATTGGGAAAATACAGTATTGTCTAAAGCATTTTTTTCAAAAGAAAACATAATGATAATACAAAATGGAATAAAAGCAGGTGTATATGAAGAATCAACAGGACGTTATGTTATAGGTAATCAAAGTGAAGATGTTTTGAAAATAATAATGAGAAGTACTTATTTACAATATGCATCTAATAAATCAATAAAAATTACAGAACAAATAGTAGGATTAAATAAATTAGTAATAGATTATTGTGTACCTCAATTAGTAAGTGAATGCACTGCTTATGTGAAATATAAAGAAGATGTTAGTAGTTTAGCAGTTCCTATGTCTAGACCAAAATCTACATATCACAGCAATACATTGCATTTTGAAAAATTTTTTTAAATAAAAAATATTATATAATTAATATTATTTATTTATTTATTTTTTACCAAATACTCTAAATCCTCTTGCTTTTTTATACTTTGTATAATGTTCTTCAAAATTTTTTAAATCATACATCCACATTTGTTCAGATGTTGTTTTACTAATTATTTTAAATTTTTGTTTTAATATTTCAGTATCTTTTAATAATTTTTTCATATTTTCTTCTTCTAGAGAATCCATAGTCATAGTTCTCAAATATTTATATTCTTTATCATTATTTAATATAGTATAATTACGAGTAGTTAATAATTCAATAACCTGAACTTTTTTCTTTTTTCTTAAATCAATAATACCATCACAATTTTCTTTAATAAATCTAGCTTTATTAGAATATAATTTTATCTTATTTTCTAATTCTTGTAATATATATTTTTTTCTATCTTGATAACCTTTTAACCGAATAGGATAATATTTATCAATTATATCTTCTACTGAATTATATTTTTTTAATTTTTGATTTTCATCAAATAAATACATATTAGAACTAGATTTAGTATTGACCAATTTCAATGCCCGTTCTAATAAATTGTAATTAGAATCTACTTTTTTACTAATTAATGTAGATAATACACCTGGATGGAATTTAATAGTAAAATCAACTTGGGCATCAGTGCTAGAATCTTTATAATCTTTTATAATTGGTTTTTTCTTTTTATTTTTATCATCCATTAAACTTTCAATATGCTGTTTAAAAGGTACCGTCCATAATCCTATTGGTAATTCAGTAACGTGTATGCTATCAGATGATATTACTTTATATTTACCTTTAAATAAATATTTTTTTCCTGTTTTATGTTTATCTTTTTTAATTTCTATTATTTTACCTTTGTAACCTTCATAATAAGGTTCAATGGCATTATTATAATGTTTACCTATTAATTTCATTTTTAAATATTCTACAATTTGAGTTATATTATAACTCAAGACTTCACAACTAAAACCAGTGCCAATACCTTTACCGCCATTAATTAAAATCATAGGAATAACAGGCAAATAATATTCTGGTTCAACGAGAGTTCCATCATCATCCAAATAGCTTAATATTTTATCATCTGGTTCAGGAAATATATATCTAGTCAATGGAGATAAAACTGTGTATATATATCTATCAGACGCGGCATCAGAACCGCCTTCTAATCTAGAGCCAAATGTTCCATTAGGTTGTAACAATGCTATATTATTGCTACCTACAAATTCTTGTGCCATACCAATAATAGCACCTTTTAAACTCATTTCACCGTGGTGATAAGCGGCGTGTTCAGAAACATAACCCGATAATTGTGCTACTTTTATTTCTTTCTTTAAATTTCTCTTAAAACAGGAAAACAAGATCTTACGTTTACTTGTCTTTTCACCGTCAATTAAATTAGGAATAGACCGTTCACAATCATATTTTGAAAAATGAATTAAATCGGTATCAATAAAAGTTTCAATAGTTGCTGTTTTTTTATTAATATCCAATCTAGAATTTTTATCATAATTCCCCAACCATTCTTTTCTATCATCTGCTCTAAGTTTATTAAATGCTTTATCCATTGCATCATCGCTATTTTCACCAGTATATTTGAAACTAATTAATTTTTTCTTTTTAAAATATTCTTTAAATTCTTTACTAGTGCTTGTTCCTAAACCTTTATAATATTTAATACGCCATCCTTTTGCATCATTATTTTTTCCTTTCCATTTATGATAGGCACTTTCATCATAAAATGATTTAGATTTTTTACCTTTTGTAGCTTTAATAATAGGAGTTATCATACATCCTATAAAATCATTTAGTTTAAATAAATCATTCCATTGTGTATCAAATAAATTCATACCCAAAGCCTTAATATGTGTTCCATCTAAGTCTTGATCTGTTAAGAAATATATTTTACCATATCTTAAATCTTTTTCAACATCTTGTTTAGTTTTATATTCTTTACCTGTTCTTAACCCCATTATTTTTTTAATATTAGTAATTTCATCATTGTTATTAATTTTATTTTGAGATGTTCCTCTTACATTCAATAGTTTACCCTTCAATGGGAATATACCATACCAATCTCTATCTTCCTTACTTAATCCTGAGACCACCCCTGCTTTGGCTGAATCCCCTTCAACCAATAACAAAGTACACTTCCAACCTTGAGTGGTTCCTGCTTTATTTGCATCAATTAATTTTGGAACACCTTTAATGGTTCTACTTTTTCTACCGTCTGTTTTTTTAGCAGCTTTATTTTCTTTTACTTCATTTAATGAAATCGCGGCATCCATTACTCCAGTTTTTGCTAATTTATCAATAAATTTATCACTTAATTCAAATCTGGAACCAAATTTACTAACAGGTGTATTCATATAGTCTTTAGTTTGGCTATCAAATGCTGGATTTTCAATCATACAATTTACAAAAATCATTAATTGTTCTTTAATCGTTACTGGTTTAACAATTATTTTCTTTTTCTTTTTAATATATTCCACCATTTTTTTACATATTTGATTAGTAATATATTCAACGTGTTTGCCTCCTTTACCCGTATGAATACCATTTACAAAACTTACGTGAGTAAATTCATCCAGTGGAGACATTGATACAATACACTCCCACCTTTCACTAGATTCACTTACTCTAGGGGATGTGTCTTTATCTCCAATGTACATATTAACATATTGTTCAAAAGATTTAATATTTACTATTTCATTATTAAATTTAACTTTAACCGATTTATCAGTTACCGCAGCTACATCAAATGTTCTTTTCTTAAAAATATTATACATATCATCGTTCATTTCAGTTAAACCAAATAATGAATAATCTGGTTTCCAAGTTACTTTTGTATACGGTTTTCCATTATACGAAGTAATTTTGGGTTTACCTATATTTTCTAAATTTTTACCTACTCTTTGAACATATTTCATTTTTCTTATATGGTCAACTGTTTCTATTTCTCCCCATTCTGCAAAAATAAACACTAATTTAATACCAAATCCATTCTTACCACCAGTTAATTTTTTTTCTTTGTCGTCATAATTAGTAGATGTTCTTAAATGCATAAATATCATTTCAGGTATCCATTTCTTATCTTTTGGATGCATTGCTACATCAATACCATTACCATCATTCATAATAGATATAATACCTTCTTCTTTGTTTATATCTACAGCAATATTCTTAACCAACATTTTTTTTTTATCGTTTGACATTTTCATTCTTACTATATGATCCCTAGCATTTACAATTGCTTCATCAAAACATTTGTAAAATCCTGGAACCCATTTATAATCTTTAAATTTAAATGTATCTCCATCTTCATTTAAAGACCAATATCTTATATCATCTTCTTCTACCGCTCCTATATACGTATCTGGCTTTTTACGTATATGCTCTTTGGCAGTCATAGATTGATATTGGGTTTTTAGTTTTGCATCTTCTTTGGACATAATTTTAGACATCACAATAATTTATATAAATTAATCTTTTTAAATGATTTCAATTTTTATTTAATTTATGTGGTACCCCATATAAATATTAATAATATCCTAATTTAAAACATACCCAATTCCACCAAGTCATCATATCTCTATTACTATATTCTGTTTCTAATCTATCCTTTGCATCATTTAATAATTTTTCTAATTGTATTACTTCTAATTTTATTTCTAATAGTCTCATTTCTTTTCTTTCATTTGTTTTCATTTATATAATTTCTTATTTTATTATATATGCAAAAATTATTAAATAAATATAGTAATTTCATAAAAGGTATATTAATATTTATAATATTAATGTTTATAATATGGTGGATTATTCCAATGTTCATTTATAATAATGGATTAGAGCAATTATCTATGGGTGATAAAATAGATTTTTACCTAAAATATTGTCTTTTTTATAAGCGTGGATTAGCTGGATTTAGAAAAAACGATGTATTTAATTTAAAAAAATTATATAATAATGATCCTATTGGTATTAAATTATTTAATAAAGTTAAAAACAATTATAAACACGGAATAGCGGTAGTTGATTTATATTTAAGAAAATTTTATTTGATAGGTAATCCTAATATTGTAAAATATATTTTGAAAAATTCACCTCATATGTTTGGTCCATCTACATTTAAACATATATTTATGGGACAAATTATGCCAAAAAATATCGGAGTAACAAAGTGTCCTTTTTCTGATACAAAAATATGTAAAAAATATAGAAAAAAAAGAGATATGAATGAAGAATTATTTAAAACGAATAAAAAAATTGATTATTATGATATAATGTATTCTTCTATTTGTAAAAATATTACTTATAAATTAAAAAATCATAAAGATTTTAAAACATTGGCTTTAAATTCTATGGCTGACTTATACTTTGGTCATAATACTGAAAGATTACAAGATTTATTAGAAAATATGTTTGATTATGTATTAACAGATAGTGATATGACATTAAAAACTTTATTTAATAAAGTTACTACTAATAGACAACCTATTAAACGAGTAGCCAATTACATAAGAGACAATAATATGCATAATTCTATTTTTTCTAGATTTAAAGATTATGAAAAATCATCAAAACATAATTTTGATTTATCTAACGAAATACCTCATTGGATTGGTCCTTATTTATTAATGATTGAATTTTTTATTCCAGTATTAATCCAAGTAATAATAAAACGAAAAGATGTTTATGATAAAATAAAAAAAGAAATGAATTCTGGTATATTAAATCTAAAAAGTAAACGTTCATATATTCATTATGTTATTGTTGAATTTTTCAGATTATTTAATATTATATCCGTTCATCCTGCTAGAATTTCTCAAGATGATATAAAATGGAATGGTATTATATTTCCAAAAAATACTGAATTAGTTATTAATTTAAATACATTATTAAGAGATGAAACTGTTTTTAAAAAACCAGATCATTTTATACCAGAAAGATGGGAAGATAAACCACTCGAATTACAACATATTTCTTTTGGTTTCGGAACACAAAGATGCCCTAGTATAAATTTTTCACCATTACTTTTTAAAATAATTATAAATAATTTATTTACTAAATTTGATTATCCATTAAATCCATTACAATATCCAGATACAAAAGTACCCCATTGGATTGATGGATTTAGACTAACATTTTAAAAATTGAATCATTTATATTTACATTAATAAATATAAATAATGTCTTTAACTTTACAATTCAATCCTGATATTAAACCAAGAGGAACTTTTTCAACTATTGTAAAAGAATATAATTTAGTAAATAAACATATAACATTTTCATATTCAAATAAAGTATATACTGGTATAATTGTAAAAAATAAAGATTATGGAATTAACTATAATAATCAAATATATTCTTCTACAACATCATGGTGCGTTTTTATAAAACAACAGGTATATAATTATAAAATGAAACATAATGAACCTTGTCAAATGAAAAAAGAACCTAGGTCCGCACGAGGTCCTGAATTATGTTATGTAGATGGAATATCTTTTAATACATATAGAAAAATGTTTGCAAATACATTTGCTTCACCATTAGTTACTGTAGTCGATCAATTTATTGAAGAAAAAATAATAAAAATTCAAAAAATAATAAAAATTCAAAAAATAATAAGAGGATGGCTTATTAGAAAGAATATAAACAAGAAAAATACTAACTTTTCACCAAATGAAAAATGGTTCAATAATATTATCAATAATAATAATATTATTCCAAAAAAATATGATTGGTTTACAACTATTTCTGATTTATTTAAAATATCAATCGCTGTTCATAATAATTATCATTTTAGAATGGAAAAAAATTATCAAAATATTCTATTGTATTATTTAAAACAATTACCCAAATATAATTTTATAGAAGAAGTTGTAACTCCATTACACTTTATAGGCAATTTTGGAGTAACTATGCAGATGAGTGGTAATCAAAGTTCAAGATATGATTTATGGGATCCAGTTAAATCAATTTTGATGGAACTAAAATATTGTCCTAACGGATTAAAAGACAAGGAAAGAGAACAAATAAAAATTTATATGGAACAAAGACGTATGTTTAATCAACATTGGGAAAGAACAATTGGGTTTCTTGTAAACTTTGCAAATAATTTTGAATTTGAATTATATTACTATAAAGAAGATAAATTACAACTAATTACTATTACTAAATTATTAACTGAAAATAATAAACAATATTTAAAACGCCCTTACATCACTATAAATAAAATATGTTAATTACCATGTTTACATTTTTCATGACCTACTATAAAATCAAATAAATGAAACCCCTTTTTATATTGATGTTCTTTTTTAAAAAAATAATTAATTACACCTATTACTAATAACATTACAACTGTCAAAAATAAATACCATTGTGTTTTTTTTAATAATATATCTGTTTTTTCATATTCTTCTTTTTTATCTGGTTTAACAGTTGCTGACCAATATGCTCTAAAATTACCAATAATATATAATATTAATAATATAACAAATGCAATCATTGCATAATAATAATCCATTCTACCAAATAAATTAAATGCTATCCATAAAATAAAGGCTTTTATTATTTGATATACTGGATGAACTACCTCTTTTGATGAAAATACAGTAAAATCTACTGTAAAATATATTAAACAAAAAAATAATACTTGTTTCCATATCATTTTATGTAATACTCTTTGTATTTGACAACCTAACATTTCTGCTAAAAAATTCCCACCAATTGCTAATAATAATATAAATAACGCTTTTCCTGCTGTAGAAAAAGTTTCTTTTTCATAAAAATCATTTATATTTAATGCTAATAAATTTCCATCATCGTTGTTTTTTTTTTCATGTTGACCTTTACTTAATATTAACATATACATATTATAAACATTTTAATAAAACTATATCTCTAACCACTTCTATAAAAAATGATTTTAATTGTTTATATATATCTAAATTTTTTATCATCGGTAACAGTAATTCTTTTCCATATTTTTCCATATAATAACTTAAAAATATAAGTATAAAGTAAATAAATTGTTTTAATCGTAAAATAAAATAATCATATATATTCCAATTTTGTATGAAACTTGTCAAAAATCCCTTTCTATTATGTAATAAATAATTATGCGCATCAATTGCCCCTTCTAACATTCTACCGTGACCGTTTAGTTCCTTTTTTACAGTAAACATTGAATTCAATGCCGAATTATTTAAATATAATATTTTTCTATCCGATTTATCTCTATTGTCAAATATAAAAGGCATTCCACCATCTAGGTAATTATTACCTTTTTTTTCTCTATAAAATGTTCCTGATGTAAGATATGGAACGTGTATACTTCTTAATATAGTTTCTCCTACATCTTTTTTTGATTTATAAGTATATCTTATTTTTCTCTCTCCATTCTTGGTATAAGCTATATATAATTTATTATTTATTATATCAAATTCTTCATCTGTTAATGATTTAGTATGATTAAAAATAATTTTTTCTATTTCCTTTAATGTAAGTGTTTTTTTAAAACAATTTCTTATTTTTTTAAAATCATTCGGTAATAATTCTAATCTATCACATAAATACAAAAATGACATAATAGAACCAACACTTGAACCAGATATTCGGTGAACTTTAAAATAATTCCTTTTCTCTAATTCTTTCACTAGCATTAATGCACCTGTAGAATATATACCGTTAAATACACCTCCCTCTACAACTATATCTATATTTATTGGATTATTTAATTTAGGATAATTGTCTGCTAGATTCTTTATATATTGCATTAATAATATATGATATAATGTATTTATAATATTATCCGCGTTTAATATATATGACACTATCTAATAATGAGTTGAAAAAAATACAAATATTTCATAAAAAAATGCAACAGGCAACAGGATTAAAAGGTAATAAATTTGCAGATAAGATTATGAATAAATTATTAAAAAATAGAAGTCCTTGGAAACGTGGAGGTGGTACTAGAAATAATCAATTGGGTCCTCCTAGAGGACCAAACGTAGATTTAGTTGAGGATGTAACAAGATATAGTCAAACAATACAAAGAAATGATAGAAACCAAACAATAAATAACGCAACATTAGTTCAATTACAACAAAATGGCAATTTAACAGCAGTAGAAAGATTAGCAATGCAAGGAAATCAACGAGCTATAAATCAGGTATTGTTACAGGCGCAAATGAATTCAATAGGTCAATTTTTATTAAGATTATTATTAGCTGGTATGACACTAGGAGGAACATATCAAACGTGGCATTTATTTGATAATTTAACAAGAGTTACAAGGAATACTTTGAATACTGTAACTCCTCCTACGTCTGCCCCACCCCCTTCTTCTGTTCCATCTCCTAGTTATCGAAATTTATTTGGTTTATTAGGAAATGGTCAAGCACCAGCACCAGCACCTGTTCCACAATTACCTGCTCCTCCTGAAGGTTGGGTTAGTTGGATGATGAATTGGGCATTTTCAGGTGGTAATAATATTATATATAGATCTAGAATTGTTTTAGCTTGGTTTGCTGAAGTATTACACGATTTAGTAGGGACAGGACAACTAGCGGCAACAATTGCTACTTTTATATTATTAACTATAGTTTCAATATTAATTCTTAAAATGTTTGAAAATGGAGTTCAAGTATGGGTTGGTATTGCTGGAATAGATACCAGAAATGCACCACAGCCACAAACAATACAACGTTCAACATCTGACCAACAACAAAGACAGCAAAGATTGTTAAGAAATACTAGAGAATATGAACGTGGAAGACAACATCAAACACGAATGACACGTCGCCAACGTTCAAAATCAAGAAAAAAGAAAAAATTGCAAAATGCGTTTTCTTCGGGAAGAAACAATAATAATTTTCGTTTTCCTCCTGGACCTGGAGGCACTACATCAGGAGGAAAACGTAGAAAATCAAGAAGAAAACGTAGAAAATCAAGAAGAAAAGGTAGAAAATCAAGAAGAAAAGGTAAAAAATCAAGAAGAAAACGTAGAAAATCACGAATTAAACGAAGAAGGGACGGCAGGTAATAAATATTTTTGAGTATTTTTAGTATAGTCACAGCATTACTTTTCTCTCCCTTTTTGAATTGGAACTCAATTCTTTTAGAGAGGTAAAAAGTCGTGTACCAAAAAAAATCTTATTGATAACATAGAATTAATAAATATGTTATTAACAAATAAAAATTAATCTATCTATATTTTATTATGAACAGATTATTTATAAGAAATAATACTACATCAATAGCTATAGTAATATTTTGTTTTATATTTTTTATTATACAATTAGTGAAACCGTCTATATTATATGAAAAAGATGGAAGTTTAAGACACTTTGGAATAGGAACAAAAAAGAAAACTATATTACCAATATGGTTATTATCAATAATAATAGCAATATTAAGTTATTTAGTAGTTATATGGTATATTGCTTTGCCAAAATTATAATTTTATAAATAAATAAATTTATAATTATGTTATTTGTCTAACAGTTTCCTTAACTTCAGTCTTTACTTCTTTTGTCCCTTCATTTGCTTTTTTCATAATTTCTTTTTTAGCTTTTATCATTTGAGCATCTAATTTACAATTATCTATTCCTAATACGAAATTAAATGATGTAGCGGATACAACTAGTGTAGTTAAAAACAACCACATAAATTCACCTACATAATCTTTAATAGTTATTAAAGCATATAATTTTTTAATATATTTTTTTGCAAGACTATTATCCATATCAATCATAGACCTTGGAAATTTTTTTGCTTTTGGATCTGGTTTAAAGACAACAGCTCCATTATAGAATAATTTTTCAAAATCTTTCATTCGAGCCCAAAAATCGGTAATTTTAGGGGTCATTAAATTTACAAGTTCAGATTCATCTGTATATACTTTTTTAACTAATTCATTATTACTAGGCGGTAACATCAGTTTTCTAAAAACTTTTTTAATACCACCGTGAAATAATGGTATTCCTATTATAAAATAACCAATAGTATTAGAAAATACTGATTTAAACCCTGGAAATAAATGCAATAATAATATTACAGAACCAGTATAAATAAGATTAGGAAATAAAGTAAACCATAAAGATTGACCTAATTGAGGAGAACCACATTTAACTGCACTCGCCGCATAATTAACACCGAATTGGAATCCTAAAACGATAATTAAAAAGAAACCAAATATAGGTAATCTTAATTTAGATATTAAACCTCTGGATGCTTGTGCATTATATCTACCAGAAACAAATCCCATTACAATATACATTAATATTAAAGCAATGGCACTGCCTATAAATGAATTAGTAGGAGTAGCTTGATCTTGAGGAACATTTATAAATTCTTTTGCCATATCAGCCGCTTCAGACATATATATAATTAATGAGTATAATTTATTTTCAAATAATCCTATTATAATTTATTAGTATGATTTCCAACCCATCATTAATAGAACCAGGAACGAGATATTTTTTTAAAGAAACATTAAGGAATGTTAATAAACAAAAAAAAATAAATAATAACATATCCGTAAATATAGGGTTACTATTATTTTTTATAGTTATAGTTGGATTATTGTTAATTTACAAATATTATACAAAACCAACTGAAAAGGAAAAGGAAGAAAAAGAAAAATTAAAACAGAATTATTTATTAAATAAAATAAAAGAATTAAGTGATAAAAAGAAAGCAGAATATGATAAAATGATTACTAACTTACCTAAATTTGAAAGTAATTTTGATTTATTGCATAAAAAATTTTATTTTGTTTAATTATATAAATGGCTGAAAACAAATGTAGTGATAAAAAAATAGAAAAATGTAAAGATCAAGGAAAGGAATGTAATCCAAAATCAGGTAGATGTATTAAAATTAAAATCAAAAAGCCTAAATCTAATAAAAAAGTTAAAGTAAATACAACTAATAATAATATTGAAAATATGTCAGATGTAGATAAATTAATTTATCATTTTTATGAAACAAAAGAAAAATATGAAAATATATTAAAACAAAAAATAAAAGAAGAAAAAATGAAAGATATTAGTTATGATAATAGAAATAACGCAACACGAGATGAAGATTTTGTATTATTATGGAAGTCGTCTGAAAAAACTAAAAATAGAATTAAAATTGTAAAAAATAGAATGAAATGTTTATTTTGTGAACAAGAAGGGGGTATGATGTTTACAGATAATACAGATAAATATGAAATGAAATGTTTAGGTCAAAACTCTTGTTGTCATTTAATAATAAAAAAAGGTATTATTGTAAAATATAATAATATAAAAAAAAAGTATGTTAATGATGCGAATGACATTAAAGAAAAGATAATAAAATGTAAATTAAAAATATTATACAATTTAGAAGATGAAGATATAATATTGCAACAATTTGAAAATTTAAAAACTTTATTATCAGATATTCATTTACAAATACAAGAAATTGAAAAAAAACATATAGAGAAAAAATCATTCGTTTTGGTAAAAGAAAATAAAGATATATTATCTGATAAAGATGAAGATTGGTTTCAAGAACATACAATTTTAAAATCAGATAGATTAAATGAATTAAATATACAATTGCATCAAAATATAAAAAAATTCAAAGAGATAAATAAACTAATAAAAAACGAACTTCAAGAAGAAAAAATATTAGAATTAAAGAAAGATTATGTAAATACTTATATAGAAGATGTATTACCAATTATCAATGAAATGCATATATTAAAATACGACGGAGAATTAAATAATAATAATAATAAAATAACAGATGAGATGATGGAAGAATCGTTATTGGATATAGCATATAGTATTGATCAAAAAACAATAGAAGGAGTAAAATATAAAGTAGTGTATAGTAATAATTTGCAAACAAAAAATAAAGAAATAATTTTAGAAAACGCAAAGAAAGAAAAAAATAATACAAATTTTTTAAAATAATAATAATGTATATATGTTTGGTCTTGGTAAATTAATAGATTGGAAATGGTTTTTTATATCATTGTCATTAGGGTTATTTGTAACATATATAGTGGATACAGGTTCAAAAACAATATATGTATATCCTAATCCAGAAACACAAGATAAAATATTGTATAAAGATAAAGTAGGAACTTGCTTTAAATTTAATAGCAAAAGAGTAAAATGTCCAAAAGATGAAAAAAAAATTAGGTCATATGATGTACAATAATTAATATAATTATAATACATATATGGTGAATTTACGTCGATTAATATATAGCCCATTTGGAAAGACAATAATGTCTATATTATTAGGTTTAGGGTTAGCTACATTATTTAGAAAAGTATGTAAAGATAGAAATTGTTTAATATTTAAAGCACCTGGTTTAGATAAAATAGAAAAACAGATATTTAAATTTGACAATCAATGTTATACATATGAAAAAGAAGCAACTAAATGTGATGATTCAAAAAGAATTGTAGATTTTGCGTAATAAATGTTATATACGAATGTATATAATATTTATATGAGTGCTTTGAACGGAACTTCTAATATTAATGAATTACCTAATGAAACTACAAAAAATAATGTAGTTATGAATATTGAACCAAAACAAAATAATTTAATGCCACAGCAAATGCAACAGATACCACAACATTTAAATCAACAAATGCAAATTCAACAACAACAAACACCTCAAATGGCGCCACCACAAAATCAAGTTCAACAACAAATGCCATATCAAACAGGATATAACCCACAACAACAACAACAACAACAACGTCAAATGCCTGTAGAATTAAGTAATTCTGCTGTTAATACGCTAGTTACTGGATTAAGTAATACAAATAATACTAATATACCAACTAGAGATATTCCACAAAATCAACAAGATTTTACACACGATCAACAAATACAACCTAATTATATACCAGATGAAGAACCTAGAAATTATATAGAAGAAGAAGTTAATATGGAAGATATGATATTACAAAATAAAAAAAAGGAAGAAGAACAATCAAATATAGATCGTATTTATGATGAATTTCAATATCCTATTTTAGCAATGATTATATATTTTTCATTACAACTACCTTATTTAAATAAAATATTATTGAAATATTTACCATCTATGTTTACAAAAGACCATGAATTAAAGTTTACAGGATATTTATTTAAAACAATTACATTTGGATTATTGTTTTATGGTTCTATTTATTTTACGCGTTATTTAAGCGAATTAGAATAAATATATATTTTAAATATTTTTATAATATATATGGCTAGAACAAGAAAGAAACATATGTATAAAAGACATAGATATAGATATAGAGGAGGTAAACCTAAAGCTAAAAAAAAATCAATGAAACAAGATTTTAAAAATAAAAAGGCAAATTTAGATAAAAAAGCAGATGCATTACAGAATAAAATGGAAAAAAAAGCAGGAGAAATGGGAAAAGAAGCATTAGCTATGGCAAAAGAAGGTAAGAAAAAATTATCAGCCGGGTTAGATAGAATACAGGGAACATTAAGTGGTAAAAATCAACAAAGAATGCAAATGGCTAGAGATAAATTAAAAGGAGCAATGGCAATGATGTTACCTGTAATTAAGAGAGTTGGTAAAACCGCAAGACCTTGGATTAAAGCATATATGAATATGATTAAACGAATGATGACAATGTATGCTGCGGCGGTTGGTAGTATAGCTAGTAAAGCAATGGGTATGGCAAAAGGAATGGGTGGTCCTGCTGGAATGATGGGAATGATGGGAAAAATGCCTGGAATGAAAGGAATGATGAGCGGATTAGGTAATGTTGGTGCGTTGGGAAAAACATTTTTACCTGGACCAATGGGAAGTATGATGGGAAAAATGAGTGATATGACGAAAGGTTACGGTAATGATATGAGTAAAATGATGGGAGAAGCACAAAAAGCATTACCATCAACTGGAACAACTTCACCAACACCATCAGCACCGCCTGCTAGTCAAGTTGATAGAAGTGGTAAATCATTTCAAAAAGTAGTTGAAGAAGATACCATAGGTGGTAAAAAACCATTATTAGGAGGTGTAGATAAAACAAAAGGTGACGCTAAAAAACATTTCGCAACTATATTTGGTTATATAAAAAAAAGATTCAAAAATAAAAAAAATTATCTTGATAAAAATTTTAGAGTATCTTGGGAAGGAAAGAAAAAAAACCCACCGTTAACTGGTCCTGAATATGTAGATAGAGGAAAAGAATATTTAGACCCTAAAAGTAAGGTATTCAATATTTCAGGCGATACTAAAATGTCAAAAACATTTGAAAAATCAGTTAATGATGATATATTAAAAGGAAAATACCCCCTTCTAGAAGGTATTGATATTAAGAAAAAACCAGCGAAAAAGCAAGCCGCAAAAATTTTAGGATATATAAAGAAAAGGTTTGTTAATAAAGCTAATTATGTTAATGAAAATTATAAAGTAGGTTGGGAAGGTAAGAAAAAAAATCCACCATTAACTGGTCCTGAATATGTAGATAGAGGAAAAATATATTTAGATCCAAAAGGAGAAATTTGGAAAATTACAGAAGAAGATGTAAAAGCAGCAAAAGCTAAAAAAGGAGGAAGAAAAACTAGAAAATTTAGAAGACATTCACACCGTAGAACACGTAAAAATTATTATTAATTAATAAATACATAATTATATGTTTGTATATTTATTAATATTATTACAAGTAATTGTATTAATTTGTTTATATATTTATCACATAAATACGGATCTTGATAGTTTTGTATTTCTTATAACTAATATATTAAATCCTATATACAAATATTTTTCACTAATAGGAGATGAAATATATTATGACAATAATACATTAGAAGAATCTAAAATTTTACAAAAAAATTGGAAAATGATAAGAGATGAAGCTTTATCTACATATAAAAATTTTTCTACTATAAAAGGAGACTTATTCTTTGAAGATGATGTAATAAAAGATGGCGATAAATGGAAAAAATTATATTTTAAATGGTATGGAGATATAGATGAAAAAGCACAAAAATTATGCCCAAAAACTAGTAAATTAATAGAATCAATACCTAATATAAAATTAGCAATGATTTCTGTACTATATCCAGGAGCTGAAATATTACCTCATACAGGTCCATATAAAGGATGTTTAATACATCATTTGGGATTAAAAACACCAAATAATGATAAATGTTTTATATCGGTTGATAATAAAAAATACCATTGGAAAGATGGAGAAGGTATATTATTTGATGATACTAGATTACATTATGTAAAAAATGATACTGACGAAATACGAATTATATTATTATGTGGTATAATAAGACCAATGTCTTTTATAGGAGATACATTAAATAAAATGATGTTAAGTATTTATGGTCCTATTACGGGAAAAGATAGAAAGAATTAATTAAATTTAAAAACCATTTTTTTTCTATCTTTGAATGATTTTTCTTTAGAACGCTTACTTAAAAATTTAAAATATCGTTTAGATAATTGGTAACGTTTATATACATTTTTTGCTTTTTTATATCTTGTCTTTTTGTATTTATTCATTGCTTCTAATCTTACTTTCATTATCATTCCAACTTGCCATATCCTTTTATGCGAATACTTTTTTGTTTTATATAATCTTTCTAATTTTTTTATTGTATCTTCTACATCTTTTACTGTAGTATATTTAATTGGTATTGTATCATTTGGATTTTTATCTATATAAACATCAAATGATTTTTTGGAATTATTAGGATTATATAAGAACTGTTTTTTACGCGTCTTTTTTTTGCGACGAGTTCGTTTTTTACCACCACCAGAACTTGTTTTAGATCCCTGTGATATTGTATTATTCAAATCAAGTTCAAATCCCTCACTTTGAATCAAGTAGTCTATCGATATAAAATACCTAGTTGGATCGCCTCGTGGTAATCCATTACTGTCAATTGGTAGTAATCTCACAACAGATTCACCTGAGCTTTCGTTTTTTCCTTTTTCTATTATTTTATATATACGTGATGGTAATGGTGATAAAGTGTGATTACTCATGTTGGTTGTTGACGATATTATATCCCCCACTTTCCAATTGGATCCGCCTCTTTTTCTACGCGTTCTTTTTGACCCCCCTCTTTTCTTACTACGACCACCACTTCTTGGAGCTACTCGTCTACGTCTATTTCTTCTCCTTCGTGTCATTGCTCTATAACCCTGTTGAAGCCAAGTTCTAGGCCTTCGTGTAAAATTACGAAATCTTCTAGTTAAATTGTTCATTGTTCTTTGTCTTCTTGTACCAACCACGATTGGTTGAACAAATTCTGGTTCACCTGTTTCCATATCTGCCCTACACATAGGACAACTATTCTTATGTGATGATTTAACATACCTTTCAATACAATCTAAATGATATATATGATCACATTTTGTAATAGAAAATTCATCAAATATATTAAATTCATCCAAACATATAGAACAACTTGGATTATTAGCTATTAACTGTTTTATTTCATTTTGTCTTTCAATAGGTAATCTTTCAAATTCAAGTATTTTGTATTCTTCTTGTTCTTTTTCATTCATGTTAAGAAAAATCTTTTTTTTTAATGCTAAATAATAATATGGATTATTTTTTTTTGCTTCCTCAAGATATTTATTACCTTTTTCAGTTCCCTCATACCAACTTCTATCGTTATAAATTAGATGAACGTATTCTTTAAAAATTAAATTAAATTCTTGAACTGATTTGTTCCATATTTTTTCATCAATTAATTTATGAATACCCCATTCACTAACAGATGCATTATAAGATAAATGAAATAATCTTTCGGCTCCAGTCCACAGTGGTTTATCTTCTCTATCAGTATTAAGATACCAAGGAATATCAATATCTACATCATCTAATTTGTTTTCTATTGGTTCATCGCTATCATTGTTCCATTTTTCTATATCATCTATCCAATTTTTTAATTTATTATTCCATATGTAACCATTACTTTTACTTTTAGTTTTAAAATTATAATCATTACCTTCAATTATATAATTGTCTTCATTTGAATATCCAGCTTCTTCTTCAACGTTTTTTAATTTATCATCTTCACGTTGTTTTTTAATAATAAATCTATTAAAATCACTAGGGTCCCAATTTTCTAAATTTTCATTTATTATTAAATTTTTAATTTCATTTTTAGTAAAACCTATTAATTCTAACGCATAAGCTCTTTTATGAATAGGCCAGGGTCTAATAAATGATTTAAAAGATTTGTTTTTTTTACCTTTACCGCCTCTTTTCTTTCTACGAGTTTTTTTCTTGCGTTTTCCACCAAAAAATCCAATATTAGAATCCCTTGAACTAGATGAATTTTTTGAACTTGTGCTATCAACGGAACCTTTTTTTTTCGCCCTATCTTCAGGTGGAAGAAAAAGTTGTTCTGCCCACTCCTGATCTGCTACAGGATCCAATACTAACGGTTGTAAACCGGGTATGATGACATCACCAAATTTTAACGGTTTTCCTGTTGCCAAATCGTATTTTACCATATGTTTTTTACCAATTTCAAATTCATCGTGTACTTTCCTATTTCCCTTTGGATTATTGCTTTTTTCTATTGCTTCAATCCATTTTTTTTCCATACCCTCATTTAACATAGAAATTATTCTTTCTGGATTTGTATCTTTATTATTTGGTAAAAAATTATCTTTTATAACAGATTTTAATACCCATTTAGATTTGTTTTTGATTATATCATCTATAGTTCCATCAGGTATAAGAAAATTCCATTTTTCCAAATAAAACATTAACTTATTAAGCCATTGTTTATCCCAACCTGGATGGTTCATCATTTGATATATTTCATTTTTTAGTATATTTTTATATATTAGTTTTTTTAATTCAGTCAATTCTATTATTTGTTGAGATTCTGCATCAATGATTGGTCTTAATGCTACTGCTTGTTCATTAGATAACATTTTCCTTCCTTCTTGTAAATAATCATTGTAATTAAAATTTAATGTTAATTTATTATCAATCATAATAATTTTTAAATTATTCAATAAATTTCGTTTTGATTCATGATTCATTTTTTTTATATTGTTAATTATTTGTTTTTCTGCTTTCAAAATACCGACATTTTTGTTATCTAATGTTTTTTGTTTATAAAGATTTTTTATTAAAAATACAAAATAACCAAATGATTTTAATATATTATTTATCCTTATAAATTTTTGATATGATTTATCATATTTTTCTTTTAATAATTTTGTATCTTTAAAAAATAAATTTTCTTTTAGACCTTGAATTGGAGATACATTTAAATTACGAGAAGTTGGTATTTTTATTTTTAAACCTTTTTTTGGATTAGGTTTTATAGGTGCATTTTTACCACTTATTTTTTTAATAGTAAGAAGAGGTGGAGGAGTGAAAGGTTCGTCATCAGTAGAAGTTGTTCTTGGTAGTTCATTTATGGGAGATATAGTTAACTTATCATTATTATTCATAATTAATATATATATAGATATTAAATTATGAATATATATCACTTTCTCCATCGCCATAATCATCATCATCAGCCATATCTATTGTTCCATAAACATCGTTACTAATTCTATCTTCAACCTGTTGGTTAAGTAACATAGAATCTTTATCATATACATTTAAAAGCATTTTTGTGACATCATCCATATCTCCTATTTGAGACTCTAATAACGCATCGTTTTTTATTTGTTCAATTTCTTCTTGATATTGAGTATCGCTAAATTTGTAAATACCACTAGACAACCCTTTTGACCAATCGCCTAATTTATGTTTTTGTTGTAATTTACGAACAGCTCTGCTTTCACTGGATAAACTTTGATAATTAGTAGTAATTTTACGTCTTTCTTTTTCTTTAGATTTTGCAACAGAATCTCTAATATGTTGATTGTTGATATTAATAAACTTTTTGTTATTATATAAGATATTTAAATATTCGTTAATAATACTAGAAGAAACGCCATATAAATGTTCACGTTTATGTATTGTTTGAATATCATCATTATCAGGAATAATTATATCTACAACATCGAAATGTAATTTCAATATAGATAAAAATAAATATTTACTAGATTCTAATAATATTTCACCAGAAACAACATTATCTAATGATTCTACTCTAGAAGCAAAAGGCAATAATTTTAATAATAGTAATATATTAACAGAATCTTTCATAACATATTCTAAAATAGTTTTAATTTCAGGATTATCAAATAATTTATTTAAATTATCTAATTCACTAGATACAATATTAAGATAATGTCGGTTCCATTGACTAAATTTTTTATTATTTTTGATAAATGGAATATTTTTGTCATCATTATCATTGTTATAATATTTTTTATTTAAAATTATATTTGGAAAAACTTTTGATATATTATAACCAGATTGTATTAAAAATTGATGTGCAAAATAACTAGTTTCGTCGTTAGAATTCATATATATATCAGTTCCTCTTTTATTAAAAACTTCAATATTATTTATAAATTCAATTATTTTATTGTTATTTGAAATACTATAAATTTTATTACCAATAAAGTTGGTCATACTAGTATTTGTTTCTTTTAAAAATCCCAAAAATAAAGAATAATCATCAAACGAACCACTAAATTCTAATTCGAATCCATCAAATAATCCTTTTAAATTATCATTATTTATAAATTCAATAAATGTTGGAGAATAAGATTGTAATAATTTTATTTCATCAATAGTTTTTTCAAACAATCTAAAAGGACTAATTTGTTGATATGTTTCATCTAATATAATTATATTTTCTTTTGATACATATTGCAATAATTTTATCATATTATCTTCAGTAAAATTGACTTTTTCTTCTTTTAATATATTTATTTTTTCTTCGATAGAATGATGATTTTTATATTTACTTTCATTATTATTTAGTCCAGTAATTTCTTTTAATTCATTTGATAGTTCTATACCACTATTAAAATAACAATATTTAATAAATGTTAGATATATAGTTGTTTCAGAAAAATTGGAATGAATATGTGGTATTTTTAACTTTACATCATAATTACTTTGTAAATATTGTGGTAAAATAAGATTTTTATAATCATTGAATATAGTTTCTATTTTTAATGTATTATTATTATATTGACCAATCACTGGTCTTAATTTTTTAAAATATTCATACGTATTATTATTTTCATCATTGTTGCAACAAGCATTTTCTAAAAAAGGTACATTAACAGAGTCTTTTAATATCATATCTTGTTTATCAATTATATTTTGAATTGTTTCTTGAAATGCCAAAGAAATACTAGTTAAATTACCAAATAATTCATATAATTTGTCTAATTTAAAATTTCTATTTATTATTGAATTAATATTAGTGGATAAACTAGTTTTATTAACATTAAATTTGTTTAAAGGTGGTAAAAATGTATTCCAGTGTTTTACATTAACACTATAATCAATATCCAAATGATTTTTATTTTGTTTTAACCATCTTTGTTTTTCTTTAATTAGTATTTGAACATCATATAACGGTAAAATAAATTCAGATAAATAATATTTAAATTTTTTTACTAATTTAACATTATTTTCTTGATTAAGTTTATTATCATTTTTTACATTATTAGGAAAAACAGACCAGGGTAATGACGTTTTCTTTTGTGAAATTATAGAACAAGAAATATAATTTAATATTTCATCATTTCCTCCACTCTCAAAAGGATATCCTTTAAAACTTTCCACACAATTTTTAACAAATTTTCCATATGTTATATGTGGTATATGACATTGAATCATTAATATATACATTGAAATACAAATATTCATAAATGTATCATAATAATATGTTTTATATGGTCTAGAATATTGTTTAATTTTTATTTTTTTTATTTTTTCTTCTTGTGCTAATTTTGTATATTCTTTTGGTGAATATATATTATTATTCATAATTTTTTCAATAATATCAATAGAAAAATCATATAATTTTTTAGTAGTAATACCTAATGTTTTATCCATAGTTTTAAAAATACCATTAGATAATTTTGGTATTCTAGATTTATATTTAAATGATTCATCAATTGAACCCAAATTATTATTTAAATTAATATATTCTTCCATTTCTTCTTTCATCTCATCTTCAATATCTTTATCTACATCTTTTAATACCTCTCTGCTGATTATTTTTTTTCCTGATTTTTCATATCCTTCTTCAGTATTAAATTTAATATTTTGGATAAAATATCCACTGTGTTTGTCTACAATAGATGCACCGTCATCTGAATCAGTTCCTCTATCTTTTATTACATCTGTTAATACAGTATTGTATGTTCCATTTAAAAATGCTACAGATAATTCATAAAAAAAAGTAGGTACTAATGTTGTATTTGTTAATTTACAATAATACCAATATTTATTTTCCTCTTCATAATTAACTCTGCAATGTTGGTCACAAAATTTTATTATATCATTGTGTTTTTTAATAATATCAGTCTGAGTAACAATATGTTCAAATAAAGACAATTTGGGACTAACTTCTATTTCAATGTCATCATAATTAATCATATTAATTTTTTGAATATCGTATTTTAATTTATCATCTATTATAAATCGTTTTTTCATTATAATATATTTAATTTGTTCCATTAATAATAATTTTAATTTTCTTTTTTGTTTTCCAATTGCATCAGATAATTCATTATCAATATTTTTTATTAAATTCATTATAGCTTTATTTTCAATATTTTGTTTATGATCATCAATATTAACACATTGTTCATCTTTATCTAATATATTAGTATTGATTTTCATACATTTAGATTGTAAATTACAAAAAGGTATATCTTCTATGTATTTATCATTAAATTTATCTTCTAATATCCATTTATTTTTTATTCGTTTATAATATCTATATTCATAATCACCTTTATCTAAAACAGCATAATCGCCATTTTCTATTTTTTTATAACCATTAACCATAGATTCTGCATCTCTTTCAGCTTTATTAGCATTTAATCCTACTTTATTTTTTAAATGATTTTTTAATGCAGATTTTTTTTCAAAATCATTCGGTAATAATTTAATATGTTCTAATTCATTATATATATCATAACGTGTATCATCAAATTTTTTATCAAACCGAATATCTGATTTATCATTATCATTTTTTATTTCATCAATATCTTTGAATTTTTTAGCTAATATCCAATTTTTATCATCACAATCGTCTTCTGTTTCCTTTTTATTTTCATTTTTTTCTACATTATCTAATTCATCTTTTAAATTATTAATTTTATTATCTATATCAACGGGTTGGATATTATAAATTTCAGATAATGATAATGCCAAAGAAAATATATATGAATTATCTAAATCGTTAATAGTTTTTAAATATTCCGTATTATCATAATTATCTTGTAATTCATATACTTTTTTATCTATATTTTTTAATGTGCTTAACTGATTTAATTCATCTGGATCAATATCTTTATCATTTTCAAATTTATCTAATAACTTATCAAAGAAATTAAAAAAGGTTGATTGTAAATTATAACTTTTTAATTCTTCGTCATAATATGTTTTTTCACAATTTAAATTATGTAATATACTATTTCTTAAATACCAATTTATATTATTTTGAATATACTTATTTATATTATTGTAGGCACTAAAAGTTATATTATTATGTTCAATATAATATGGATATAAAACTTCTATTACAAAATCATAATATGATAATGGATATTTGATATTACTATATTTATTAGTATAATATTGGTTTATTGTTTTTATAAATATATTTTTTATACTATCATTATCATTTGTAATATCAAAATTGATAGGAATATTTCTATTCTTATACCATTTTTTTATCAAATTACGTGAATTATTAGATGTTAGTATATTTTTATATTTGGCTATTTTTTCCCCTTTCATAGTAGAAGAATCAATATAATTTTTTATAATAGTAGATGTTTTTGGAACAGAATATTCTAAAAAATCGTTATAATTATCTTTATTATCATCAATTAATTTATCATTATAATTTCTAGATTCAACAAAAGAATATTGACACATAATATTATTATTTTGATGTGGCGATAATCTAAAAGTTGCATTTTCAAGAAATTCATTATTATGTATTTCTTTATTTTTATTTAAAAATCTTTCGTATATTAAAGGATTTTGTATATAACTTGATTTTAACAATATATTACTTGATTTTAAAAAGGCTTTTGAATATTCTACAATAGACCTGGGTAATGTAACAAATCCAGTTATAGATAATGTATCATCATCATTTATTTTTTTCATAACAATTTTAGATGATTTTTTTATACCAACCTTATTTAAATAAGTTAAGCTATTTATACAATTATGACTATTATATCTATTAGTAGTAGGAAATTCTGTAGTTTTAGCATCACCTTTGATGATAGATGATTCAAAATTATTAAAATTATTTATAATAGAAAATATTATGTTATTTGATTTTTTTTCTATAATTACATTATTTTTATCAATATTGTTATTAAATCTAGGTTCTGTAATGTTAGAAATATAATATTTATAAGGATTTGAATCGGTTGGTAATTTATTTTTACTATATTCATCGTGTTTTAAAATGATATTATTAATAATATCATCAGTACAACTTACTTCTATATCTTTATTGAGATACTGCAATGCATCTTCACTAACTTCAGGACACATGCCTTTTATATCATAAATTTCTAATTTTGATTTTACAATAGGAATAATATAGGGTATATTATGTTTGAATTCGTTTAATTTAAGTATTAATGGTTTATAATTATGATTAAATGTTTTAATACCAGATATATTATTATTTTCATTAAATAATGAATATAATTCTCTTAATTCAACATATCTTATTATCCATTTATTTATTTGTTTAATTTTCCTAGGACTTCTTTCTTTAGTTATAAATTTTGATAATTCTTTATTTAAAATATCAGCAGTTTGATTTTCTATAGAATATAATTGTTCATCATCTTGTAATATTCTATATTTTATTTCATCACCTTGTGTTAAATCATTTCGTTTCTCTTGTTCTATTAATTCTGTATTAAAAAAAATATCTAAATCAAAATCATCATTTGGTATTAAATCATTTGATTCATACATTGCTAATTTTTCTTGTAATTTTTCATTGTCTTCTTTTTCTTTTAATATTATATCTTCAGGTGAAGACCAAGATTTAATTGATATTATTTTATATATTTTACCTTCTTCATCTGTTAATTTTAAAGGAACGCCTTTATATTCAAAATCAATATAAATAGGTTCTTGTTCTTTTCCATATTCTTTAAATTCAATTTGATCTTCTTTTATATTTGATATCATACCTTGTAATACATAATCTACAGGACCTGATAATGTTAAACTCCACCAAGTATTTACTTTAAATCCTACTAAATTACAATATCCTAGTTCATCAGGAGTGTATATTATATCTACGCTATCTATTGATTCATTTACAAATTTATTATTATTTATTTTAAGTTCAGTCATTTCATTATTTTCATCTATTAATTTCATTAAATCCTCATCTAAATATTCAATCATCCATATTTTATCATAAAAATTAGTGTCTGTAGGTGCATTTATTTTTATAAACATTCCTAGTTTAAATTCATATTTATCAACTTGTTCTACTTTTTCTTCCTTTGACATTGTGTACTTATATTTATAAAAGATATTTATTCATAAATATGTATTTTATTAATTTATAAAAACAATTTAAAATTATAGTAACTTATATTTTTAGATATGCGTATAAATTATAATGTTAATACATCATTTGATCTAGAAGAATTATATAATGTAAATGAACATGATAAAATAAAAATAATTAATCAACCACCATACAAAATACTACGGTACAAAAAAGATAAATTAGATACTTCCGATTTTGAAAAAGATTATAGATTGTTAAGAAGTATTACTATTGATGAAAAGGGAAATATTGTTTGTTTTTCACCAGTAAAATCTACATCATATTGTTGGGCTTTAAATATATATTGTGGTAAAGAAGAGTTAGAAACAAAAACAAATAAATATTATATTGAACCATTTTATGAAGGAACGATGGTAAATCTATTTTTTGATTATTTCAAAAATGATTGGGAAATATCAACTAGAAGTGTTGTTGGGGCTAAATGTTCTTTTCAATATAATATGCCGGATAATAAAACATTTCGATATATGTTTTTAGATACAACAAATAAAATGAATATTACATTTGATGAATTTGAAAAAAATAGAATATATAGTTTTGTATTACAACATCCTGATAATAAAATTGTATCAAATATAACAGAACAAAAATTAATACTTACAAATATATATGAAAATAATAATAATATTATATCTGAATTAGAAAGAGAAGATATATATAGTTATGATTATGGTGTGAAACCTATATTGAAAAATGTATCAGTAATAGAAATGGAAGAAAAAATGACTGAATTAATTGACACATCGCAGACAGATTATAATATAATGGGATATGTCATTCATATGTATCAACCTAATAACAAAATAAGAATAAAATGGAGAAATCCTAGCTATGAAAATATTAAAAAATTAAAGGGAAATAATCCAAAGTTACAATATCAATATTTACATTTAAGACAAATGAATGCAATACAAGAATATTTAAAACATTTCCCTGAACATAAAAAAGATTTCAATAGTTTTAGAAATGATGTTCATTTTTATACTAAAAATTTATATAAATATTATATTTCTTGTTATATAAAAAAAGAGAAACCAGTAAAAGATTATCCTTATGAATATAAAACACATATGTATCATTTACATCATAAATATATTCATGAATTAAGAGATATGAATAAATATATTTCATTTAAAGAAGTAATTAATTATGTAAATAATCTAGAACCACCAAGATTAATGCACGTAATAAATCATCAAATAAAAAATAAATAAATAAAATAATTTAAATTAATATTTTATTTATTAAAATTCTTTTTTAATATTCTTAAAAAGTAAGATATTTACTCTACAAGCTTCTTTTAAACATAAATATACATAATTTTTATTTGATAATTTTTTATTATTATATGAAACTCTTATTATAGAATGTCTATTATGTGGATGTTCTTTTAAAAATCCAACATATTTCATTTCATTTAAATCCATATAAAATTTATAATGTAATAACCATTCTAATATTTTACCTATTGTATAACTATAATTTTGTAAAATAATGTCCCAAGAATTATCCATAATAATAGGATTTTCTTTAATTTCTATTTCTTGTTTATCACACATATTTTTTATATTTTCTAAATGAGATATTATTATATCACAAGCTTTTTTTACAATATCATTGTTATCATATACACCTAATGTTTTTAAAGTAAAATCAAATGAATTTTCAATATAATGTCTTTTTACATCGTGATTATCCCAATTGCGTAAAAATTTATCTATTTCTGATTCATTCATTTCTTTTTTATCTGCTAATTCTTTTTCTATTTTCTGTCTTTCATCATATATTTTTTCTTGATCTAATGTATTACCATAAGCACATGTACTTACTACATTATACATTGCATTTTCCTTAGCATTTGTTAATGAAAATTTCGCGGTAAATTTTATTTTTTCACCTGGTATATCATTAGATATTTTTGGTTTTAATCTAGCAAATACTATAAAATCTTTAGTAATTCTATTTGGTGGAAATATTTTTGCAACATCCGATTTTTTTAAATATTTATCTGTATTTATATCTTTAATATCAAAGTGTTCTGTTGTTACATTTAATAATTCATTTTTATCATTTTGGATATCACATTGCAATTCATACCTAGAACACACTTCATCATTTTTACCATCACTACAATTATATACTGGAATACAACCTAATCTTTGTATTAATATTTGATTATTAAATTGTGATGTATTTTCTATTATATTTATTAATGGTTTATTATCATCTGATTTTTCTTTTATAACTACTGTTTTTATATCTGTTAATATAGTTCTTCTAATAGCATTTGCTATACTAACATTAACATTTGATAAAGTAAATTTATATTCGCCTTTTGATAAACCTTGAATATTAATCTTTGGATTAATTGAATATAACACCTTTTTCTTTGATTCTTTTTTTGCCATTTATATATTTAAATTATAATTTAATTTAATATCAATTTTTATTTAATTTAGAAAATTAGTTAATAATCAATTAAAATTTTATCTATTAACTTTAATTATGTCAAAAACGTGTGTATTGTATTTTAGTAAATATTGCACCCATTGTCAAAATTTATTAAAAATCTTAAATAAAACTGTTTTAAAAAAAGATATTCATTTTTTATCTATAGATAAAAGAGTTGGAAAAAATGAAAAAACCTATTTATTATTGGATGATGGTAATGAAATTTTATTACCAAAAAAAATAAACAGAGTTCCTGCTTTATTGTTATTACATCACGGTAATAAAATATTATTTGGTACTGATATATTACAATTTTTAAGACCTCAAATTGATAGTGAACGTAAAGAAGCTGTTAAAATGGAAGGAGAACCCTTGGCATATTCATTTGGTGGAGAAGAAGGTGTAGGTATGTCTGATAATTATTCTTTTTTAGATCAATCTTCAGATGAATTAGGTGTAAAAGGACAAGGTGGATTAAGACAAATGCATAGTTATAGAACTATTGATAGTTACAATAAAATAGATACACCTCCTGAAGATTATGTAAAAGAAAAAACCAGTGACGAAGCTATTAAACAATTTACTGATTCAAGAAATAAAGATATTTCTTGGCAAAATAACAATAAGCAACAACATATGCAAATGTAAATTATTTTTACACAAATACTATTTAAATATATAATTTAAATAATATTATTATATGTCTGATAAAAAATTTATACAAAAGGCCTTTATTAAACATTTGAAGGAATTTTATGATGATTTGATAATACTATATCCAGATAATTTAGAACTTAAAACCGGTAGAACCTGGATAAAATCTTTAGAATTTATGAATCCTAGTTTTATACCAAAAGGTTGGCATAATTATGTAACTATACCATATGGTGTAGAATTATTAAAAGGTGATTTAAATTCTATGTTAAAAAAAAATTATACATCTGATTTTAAAAATTATTTTGGAGATAAAAAAAGTACAAAACAATTAAATGAATATGATGATTGGACATTAGAAATAAAAAAACAAATACAATCAATGGATGAAAATAATAGAGAAAAAAGTTTAAAATATTTACAAAATTTATGTAAATTAAGTAATCTTTATGTTAATTAGTTAAATTAAAATATAAATAATATATTTTAATTATTATTAGAATGAATTTTACAGACAATTCATCGAACAATGTTGATTCTTCTTCAAATAATGTTGAACCACCTGCTGAATTTTTCAAAATTATGAAAGACTTTTTAGGTGATTTACTTACTACTTTTCCAGAATATAAAAATAATATATCACAAGATGAATTAAATATTATTAATAATACAGATTTATCAAATAATAAATTATTTGAATATTGTTTAAAAATATATCCCGGTAGATTTTTTGATATTTTATATAAAAATGATGAAATGTTTGATAATAAAGAAACTAATACTTTTTTTCTACCTAATATAGATTTCGCTTATTTTTTTAAAAGTAAAATCACAGATAAAACAAAAGAAACATTATGGAAATATTTACAATTAATATTATTTTGTATTTCTGGTTCATTAAATACTAGCGATTCATTTGGTGATACTGCAAAATTATTTGAAGCAATTGATGAAAATGAATTTAAAAACAAATTAAAAGATACTATTGATGAAATGACAAATATGTTTGATTTAAGTGGTATAGATTTAAGTGGTATAGATTTAAATGGTATTGATTTAAGTGGTATTGATTTAAGTGGTATTGATATGAGTGGAGTAAATTTTGATGGAAAAATGCCTAATGCCGATGATATAAATTCACATATTAATGGATTACTAAATGGTAAATTAGGTAAATTAGCTAGTGAAATAGCAGAAGAAACAGCAAAAGAATTAGATATAGACATGAATAATGCCAAAAATTCTAGTCAAATATTTGAAAAAATGTTTAAAAATCCAGGAAAATTATTAGGCATGGTAAAAAAAGTAGGATCTAAATTAGATGCCAAGCTAAAATCAGGAGAAATAAAAGAAAGTGAATTAATGGAAGAAGCTAGTGAAATTATGAAAAAAATGAAAAATATGCCTGGTATGAAAAATATGGAACAAATGTTTAAAAATTTTGGTATGAAACCACCAGCAGGACAGGGTAAAATGAATATATCTGCTATGCAATCTACTTTAAATAGGAATATAAAAATAAGTAAACAAAAAGAAAGAATGAGAGCTAAATTAGAACAACGAAAAAAAGAAAGAGAATTAAAGATGAAATATTCTAGTTATGGAAATAACAATAATATAGAAAAAAGTAAATTAAATCCTTCTAATGTTAATAATGAAGGTGAAATATTAAAAAAGAAGAAGAAAAAGAAGAAGAAGAAGAAAAATAAAAATAAAAAATAAATAGTACAATATATATAAATATTATGAGTAAATTTTGGCTATACAATCCATTAAGCTTATTTGATAAAAATCATATTTTAGAATTATGGCCTACTGAAGGAATGGAATTAGAAATAAAATTAAACGCTATAACTAGATTAATTCTTTTATTAACTATTTTAGGATTTGCTTTAACAAAATCTGTAAAAATAGTTGTAACTTCGGTTATAACATTAATAATTTTAGTTATTTTATGGAAAACTCAATATGAAAGAGAACAAAATGCAAAAATAAAAGAAACTATTGCAAAAGAAGGTTTTCAAAATATGAGTAAAGATGCTTTTTCTAATGTCTTTAAAGGAGTATTCCAAGAGCCTACTGTTAAAAATCCACTAATGAATGTTATGTTAACTGATTACAAAGATGATCCTAAACGAAAAAGAGCAGCGCCGTCTTATAATAAAAATATATCTAAAGATATCAATAAAAAAGCAAAATATTGGAATAAAAATCCTTTTGCCAAAAAATTATTTGAAGATTTAGGAGATAATTTATCCTTTGAACATACTATGAGGTCATTCCACGCCATGCCTAATACTACTATACCTAATGCCCAAAAAGCTTTTGCTGAATTTTGTTATGGTAATATGCCTTCTTGTAAAGAAGGGGATGTAGATGCTTGTTCCAAAATTAATCGAAGAATTGGAGGAATTTATTATTAATTTTTTATCTTATCCATTATTATATATATAATGGCTAACGTACATAATTTTACATTTGATACTATGTCTAGAATTGGTAATGATTTATGTGGTATTTCTGAAAAAGATTTACAAAATCAAAAAGTTGGTAGTTATTTAACATATAATCATTTTGAGAAAGATTCTTGTATGGGTAAACCTATTCATTTTGCCACATCACAACCTAATGTTTATTATAATGGGGGCGCAGGTGTTTCTGCTGGATGCACTATTGATAATGACTCTAATCTTCGTATAGGAAGTGTTCAAACTAATCCAAAATGTAGAATCAATTTACAAGAACGTCCTTACTTAACTGTTCCATTTTTAGGACGCGGACCTTCTAATCCTGTTCTTGAATCTAAATTAATACAAGGAGCTAGTGTTATGGACAAAAAAAGTTGTAAACAAATTACTGAAAAAAATTACGGTGCTATGAATGTTGATCTTGTTCCTTCTCTTAAAGCCACCATTCAAAATCCAGCTAATTTAGTTGAAGGTGTTGCTAATGAAGGTTGGATTCGCGGAGGATTACCTTCTCGTGAATTAACTAGAGATATGGATTATTTCAATCGTAAAAATGGTAAATGTATGTAAAAAATACTTAAATATATATTAAATATTAATCTAATATGTATAATTATTCTCATAATGTTAATTATCTTGATACTCAAAGCGAAGGTCAATATCAATCTGATTTCTTAAACGTTTGGAATCTTGAAAAATATAATAATGATATTATTATGAAAAATATTGAAAATTTTTATAATAAAGTTAAAGATATACCATTTGTTTTATTTGTATTAGATACATTAAAAACTACTAAAAATGATAATTTATTAATACAATTATTACAAAGAGATACAACCGATAATTTTTCACTTTTCATTTTATTATTTAATTATGAAAATTTCCAATTATTTCACAATTGTTTAAAAGAATGGAAATTATATAATAATCCTACAGAAGAAACCTTTGATAAATTATTTCAAAATTTAAAAAATAATAAATAATATATATAATATAATGGCTAGCACTAGATACAAAAATACACAATCTCATTCCGATATTCGTAATTGTCAGTACAATAGAATATTTGATAGTACAATTGATATTCATACTTCTGTTCAAAAAGATAATTGTTTTCCCGATTTAGGAATAATATCTGGTAATATGAGTTCTGGATATAATCATAACGTACTTTCTAACAACACTGCTGATATCGAAAGCAAATTGTTCGGAATTGGTTCTACCAATTTAGTAAAACCTCAAAAAATTATTATTCCGAAAATTAATGATTTTAATAATTGTAAATGGATGAATAAATTACCTCTATATGTCCCCGCTCCTTTAGTACAAGAAAAATTTCAAAGACCTACTGGTCCATTTTCTTCATAATTAATTATTACTTTATATATTTTTTATCAGTAAAATACATAAAGATGTATCATAATACAACTAGAAAAAGAGAGAATAGAAGACAAAATACTAGAAATATTATTAGTTCTGACATTGAAGATTTTCCAATTCACAAAAAACATAGAGAATTCATTATGTGGGATGAAAATGTTGGTCGTTATATATTAAGTGGTCAAGATTCTGTTACTTCTGCCGATTTGGCCGCCTTAAAAACAGAAATTTTAGGTGATACTAATATACAACAAAATTTAGATACATTAAAAGAAATTGCTGATGTTATTGGTAATCCTGATAATCACGTTGGTGATTTAATTACACGAATTAATGGACATAGCACAAAAATAGATAAAATTATTGTTACTAATACTATCAATCTAAATGCTATTACTGGAACACATATAGTGCCTTCTACTATTAATAGCACACATATCGCTACAAATTCTGTAACTACAGATAAAATTGTTAATGGTAATATTACTACTTCCAAAATCGCGGATAGTTCTGTTACTACCATTAAATTATCTGGTAAAGTAGATGGTAATGGTAATATTACTGAAACTCCTTGTGTTTCTCGTGAAAAAATCGTTAATGGTGCCATAAATTTCGGTAAATTAGATGTCAATGCTGTTCAAACTACTACTATTAAAGATGGTGCTGTCACCAATTCCAAATTAGCCACTAATGCTATTCAAGCTCATAATTTAGAACCCGATATTATTAATTCCACTCATATTATTGATAGACAAATATTACACGATGCTTTATCTAGAACTTCTGACGCTAATGGTGCTGCTGTATATACTGATAATATTAAAGATGCTAACATTACACGTATTAAATTATTAGATTCTTGTGTTGATAATACTAAAATTGACGATAATGCTGTAAATACTCGTTGTATTCTTAATTCTAGTATTACATCAGATAAAATAGGTCTTGATCAAGTTAAAAAAGAACATGTTAAAGACGGTGAAATATATGGTAGTGCTGACCCACAAGTCACTTCTCATATCAAAGAAGGAACTATTACTGCCACTGAAATATTCGGTGAAACTATCACTACTAATAAAATCGCTACTGGTGCTATTACTGATGTTAAAATTGCTTATAAAACTATTGACGGAACTACTCGTATAATAGATAATTCTATTTCACATAATCAAATCGCAAAACAAGGAACTAACCGTATTATTACTCAAAATATTACTCCCGGAGCTATCGATGAAACTCTTATTAAAGCTGGTTGCATCACTTCTTCACTTATTACCGATGGAACTATCGTTTCTAATGACCTTGCTAATAACTCTGTTATTACTTCTAAAATTCTTAATCAAAATATTACTAATGAAAAAATAGCTGATAATAGTATTACTACTAACAAAATTCTTGTTGGAAATGTCACTACGTCTAGTATTTCTACTAATGGTGCTAATCGTATTCAAAGAACAAATTTAGATGATGATATTATAGATGAAACAAAAATAGCCGATAATTCTATCAAAAGAGAACATATTTTAAACGGCGAAGTCCTCAACCAACATATACAAACACAATCCATTGATTCTAGATGCATTGCAAATGGTGGTATAACTAGCGATGATATTGGTGATTTACAAATTCACACCAACAAAATTATGAATAATGCTGTTAGTGAGGGTAAATTAGCAACTAATTCTGTTACCGAATCCAAAATTAATACTAATGCCGTAATTACTTCTAAAATAAAAGATGGTAATGTTACTAATGCCAAACTATCTCATCTTTGTATTGCTGAAAATAACATTATTGATAGTGCTGTTACTGAAAATAAAATTGCTTTTAATACTATTCTAGGTGGTAGTCTACCTAATACTCATATAAAACAAGGAACTATTACTTATGCTAATATTGCAGCTAATACTATCATAGATACTAACATATCATTAGCTACTATTAATGGTGATAAAATTCAAAACGCCCCTAATGGTATTACATTTGAAAAAATAAATAATGATGCTGTTAGAACAGCTCATATTAAAGATTTGCAAATTACAAATGCTAAAATGGGGGGCAATGCCATTGATACTGTTCAATTAGTTAATAATGCTGTTACTAATGATAAAATAGCTAATAATACTATTACGAATGATAAAATTGCAAATGCTACTATCAGTAATGATAGTTTAGGAAATCTTTGTGTTGATACTAATAATATTGCTAGTGATGCTATTACTAATGATAAAATTGCGGATGATTCTATTGTCACTGCTAATATTCAAAATAATCAAATTACTGAAGCAAAATTAGGACCCGATTCTATAACTTCTTCCAAAATAGCCGATAGTGCCATTTTAACCGCTCATATTGATGATGCTCAAATTACTGAAGCCAAATTAGGTTCTGGCTCTGTAACTAATCAAAAAATCGGCAGTAAAGCTGTTAAAACTTCTAATATCGATGATAATGCTATTACTAATACTCAAATAAATAACAATACTATTGAAATTGATAAATTAACTACTGTATTAAAAAATAAATTAGATGGTGGTGTTAATATAGTTTGCGGTAAAGATTTAACTCAAATCACCACTAATCAAACTAATATTTCAAATCACGAAATTACTATTAATAATCTTACTAATAATGCACCTGAAGCTCTAAATACATTAAAAGAATTAGCAGATGCATTAGGTAGCGATGCTAATTTTTCTACTACTATGCTAACTAATATTAATTCACGAGTTAAAGCCGATGAAAATACTTCAATCGATGGTATTTTTACATTTAATACTGCTCCTGTTCTTAATAATGTTGATTTATTAGGAAATTCTACCTCCGCTTCTAAATTTAAAAATACTGTTAAAATTGCTGGTGTTGATTTTGATGGTAGTGCTGATATTGCTATCAATGCTACTGATTTAGCCGATGTAACCAGCACCGGTTCTGGTTCTATAATAACTACTGCTGAAAGAGACCTTTTAACACAAGCTCTAGGTGGTAGTATAATACATACAAATGATGCCAGTAAATATGTAACCAATGGTAATTTAGAAACTGACCCTACTCAACAAATTACTGGTAAAAAAAACTTTGCTCATAGTGTTACATTTACTGATGGTATTATCATTCCTGTTGGTAAAACTTTAAATGGCGAAGCGGCTACTGTCACTAATGGTGTTTATACTACTAGCAGTGTAACTGATTTAAATGATGTTTCTAATGCGGGTTCTGGTGAAATCATTACTACTGCCGAAAGAACCAAATTACAAAATCTTGATGATACTTTAATCGCCACCAAAGCTGAAACTGTTCATATAACTGGTAATCAAAATATTGATGGTGATAAAACTTTTATAGGAACTATTACTGCCAATCAAAATATTGTTGGTAATATTACTGGTTCCGCCGCATCTGCTTCACAATTAGATGGCGCCAAAATGATTGGTGGCGTTGTTTTTGATAATTCACAACATATTGTTCCTAGAAAAATAGATATTCAAACCGACCAAAGCACTGATATCAATCAATTAGTATGCTTCGCTCCTACTACTGGTAGTTCCGATATCAACACTGATAATAGATTAACTTGGAATCCTAACGATGGAACTTTAACTGCTACCAAATTTGTAGGTAATGTTGAATCTGTTGGCACTATTTCTGGTAGCTCTACTAAACTTGTCACTAGTAGAAAATTTGGAACTAATTTTGATAATGGTGTTGAAAATAAAAGAGCTAGTCAAACATTCACTATTGATGCTAATCCTACTGCTTATACATATTCTATTATAATAAACGGTACAACCATTTCATTCCAGGGTGTTGTTGACGATGGAGATGCTACTGCTAGTGCTCTTGAAAGTGCTTTTAATGTTAATGGGTTCTTATCTTCCGTTTCTAATAATGTAGTTACTATTCAAGGTTTAATCGATAGTTCTTCTTTTACATACCAATCAGGGGATGCAGCCACTACTTCAAAAATAAATGAATTAACGAATGAAACTCAAGTTACTGTCAATAATGGTGTATCTAATGGTGATTATGCTTTTTTCAATGGAACTGACCACGTATTATTCACTCCTAAAATGATAGGTATTGATTCCTGGCAAAATACATTACCTAATTTAACTGCTATTGGAACTACTAATGTTGATACTGTTTTTTCTGGACCTATTGATGCTCAAGAAGGATTAAAAGGTGATGTTACAGGTAATGTAAATGGTAATTTAACAGGTAATGTAACTGGTAATGTCACTGGTGATGTCACTGGTAATGTAACTGGTAATGTAACTGGTAATGTAACTGGCAATCTTATTGGTAAAAAAAGTGATAATACCAATGAAAATGTTATAACGAATGCTACACACGATGGAACTACATTCACTCCTGCTCTTTTCAAAGGAAACCTCACTGGTGATGTAACGGGAAATGCTACTACCGTCACTAATGGAATATATACTAGTAGCTCTATAACTGAATTAACCGATGTTACTCATGCAGGTTCTGGTGAAATAATTACTTCTGATGAACGAACTAATTTTACTACTTTACATACTGAATTAAATACTGATCAAACATTAGAAGGTGGTGTAACTGGAAAATTATTAGATTATTTAAAACAAATAAGTCTTACTGGTTGGAGTGTTAGTGATACTAGGAGTATTATTACTGATACTGAAAGAAATATGTTATACAGTGTTAATAATAAATCTTTACAAGATGGTATAGACCAAACAATAGAAGGTATCAAAACTTTCACTGATTTATTTAAAGCTCATAATGGAATTGATATTAGTGGAAATTTAGATATGAGTGGTAATATTCTTTTAAATCAAGGACATTTTGTATATGGTAAAAACAATGTTGGTGCATATACTGAAGAAATTATAAAATCATCTGAATATACCGTCGCTACACCAACCACAGCGACTTTAACTTTGGAAAATACTGTAGATACCACTGCTTATAAAATTATTTTAGATGGAACTGATATTGATTTTACTGGTGGTGCTGATATTAATGCTACTGCCATTGCTTTACATACCGCGTTAGACGGAACAGTAACTGGTATAACACCTTCAGTAACAGATGCTGTGGTTACATTAACTAAAGCAGATGGCACTGATTTTATATATAGCGCTGATGCTAATACGTTCGGTATATTAAATGGTATAGCAGATACAAATAATATTACTGCTAATAATGGAACAGTAACTTCTTTTACAAAAGCACAATTAAATGGTGATTTACAAGGGAAAATTAAATCTCCAGCACAACCATCTATTGATACTATGATAGGATTAATATCTATTGGAACCACCGCTGTTGATACTGTTTTTTCTGGACCTATTGATGCTCAAGAAGGATTAAAAGGTGATGTTACAGGTAATGTAAATGGTA